ATGAAAACATTAGTAAAAAAGACGATGGGTCTATTGATGGCAACATTAGTAGCATTTGGTGTAATGGCCGGAACTACGCAAGCGTTTGCGGCTGAAGGACAACTTGTATATAAAGTTGATAGTCAATTAAACGTAAGCGGATCCTTTTTCTTAAAGAAAATTACAGGAACCGTTGATGTGAGTAAGACTGTAACTGCATCTCCCGTCACGCCAATTGAAGGGCAAAAAGACTCTTATACAGGTACTATAAGCGCAAGCGTGGAAGCTGCTGACCTTTTTGAAGGAGCCTACAAAGTATATGAGAAAGAAATAAAAGGACAAGGTTTTGGACCTTGGAAATTTGAAAATATAATCATGTCTAGTGAAGGTGAAAAGTTCCCTATTGCTCAGTATACGGTAAAATTCCCTTCTAACTTCCACGTTGATAAGACGGGAATTAAAGCTACGGAAAATTCATCTGCTATCAGTGGCATTGAGGCTGAATATGTAGAAAAGGATAATTCAGTTGTTATCACCATTCAATTAGGAAATTGGAATGATTATCAAGAATTCTTTAAGCTTGTAGAAAGTGAACGTAATCAAACTGGGCACGAAATTAACGTAAATATCCCATATACCGTAGAAGGAAAAGAAGAATTACTTGGAACTATAACTGGTTCAGGAATTTGTCAATTATACAAATTTGGCAATCACCCAGTTAGTGATCCAATCGTTAACATCACCTCCCCATTAAAGTCACTTGAAATCAAGAGACCGTAGGAGGCTTTGTATGAAATTACTAAAAAATATGGCTGTAACGATAGTATCAGCCACATTGATTGCATCAACAGCATTTGTGTCACCAGTGTTTGCTGCGGATAAGAGCGAACCGCTTCCATATTTAATTAAGGATTTGTTGGCTGCTCCGTCTGAATATTTGACCGATAGTGCACTAAAGAATACGTATTGGGTTGATGTGGAAAAGAAAGAGATAACCGATGGTTTTACAGGGAAAACTTATTATGGGGTATTCCCTAAGTATTTAACCTCTCCAAGTAAAACAGCGATTGCTGATTTTCCATTTAACTCTTTAGACGGCATGACTAGTACTCCAAATGCGGGGATAGTGAATAGCTCTAATACGTATTGGTTCTTGCCTGGGATGAATTTTGAAGAAAGATATGGTTATCTCGCAGGGCAAGATACGGCAGAAGGAGATACAAAACCAGGACAACATCCTACAAGCCCTATCGAAAAGCGTGTCAACCCATTTGGCTTTGGGAAAAATGATTTATTAACTCAAGATGAAATTAAAAATCCAGTTGATAAACTTAAAGTATACGGTGATCTAAAGCTCAAGGATGCAACGGATTCCAAAGCGGTTGGTGAACTACAGCCTGGGGATCAACTGAATCTTGATTTTTCAGTTAGTATCCCATGGTTTAAGCGTTATCTCAATGGTTGGACGCTAAACTATACAAGAGTTGGTGGTATGAATGACTCTGATGTTGAGAAATTCCACAATAGCTACGGTAAGGTTGATGCAGGATTTGCTTTTACGTTAGATATTCCAGATGGTGTAGAAGTAGCTAAGGATGTGTCTGCTAAAGTTAGTGGGCTTCAGGGGTTTTCAGCTAATGTAACCAAGACAACTAATGGTAAAACACTCATTGTTACATTGAAGAAAGATAATCCTGGAACAACTCAGAAATGGCAAGACATTATTAAAGAAGTTAAAAATGTAGATACCAGCAATATCGTGATTTCAGTAACTGGTCTATCTGTGAAAAAGACAGCTACTGAAGGTACAAAATATAGAATTCGTGGAACGGTATCCGGTTTCTATGATTTCGCCAATTCTTCCACAGAGAATTTTGTGAAAGCAACCACTGCAAGAGATAATAACTGTGCTAATCGCAATTATTTCTTTTTTGCAGCTGAACAGGATTCTAAAGGGTTAGATGCGAACGGAGAAGAAAATAAGTCTAAACAAATCTCTTATTCCTTCCAAGTGAAGAAGCCTGCTCAAAGCACGGTTACATTCAAGGACGGCGATAAGACGCATGCAACAGTAAAGGTAGAAACTGGTATGGCTATTGATACTGATGCGTTGCCTAATGAGTCTATGCCTGCTAATCCAACGAAGGCTGGTTGTACCTTCAAGGAATGGAATACAAAGGAAAACGGTAAGGGTGAGACGTTTACTGGAGCAAGCAAAGTTAATAGCGATATGACTGTGTATGCTATTTACACGAAAGATTCTGTGCCGACACCGGATCCGATTCCGAATCCTCCGGCACCAAATCCGGATCCAACTCCAAACCCACCTACACCGACACCGGATCCAGTGCCTAATCCACCGACTCCGGAACTTAAACCAAATCCTCAGACACCAGCTCCTCAGCCGCAGCCTGAAAAGCATATTGGCATGATTCCTAAGACGGGTGAATCAGCATCATTTGCAGGATTGCTTGCAGCTATAGGTTTCTCGATTGCTGGACTTGCAATTCTTCGTAAGAAGAAAATGATGGAAGAAAACAATAAGTAAGCACGCTTGTTTTAAGTAACGAGCATTGCTTATTAGAAGATGGCTCTAGCGATATGTTAGAGCCATGTTTTTTTAATGTTTCAAAGCTAAAACGTTATATTAAATAGGCAGCATAATAAGACAAAACAATATAGCATATCGGCTAGCTGCGGACGTGCTCTTTGCTGTTAAAGGGCTTATTTGTCACATATAATTAAGATAATGGATTTTTTACTTAGTTATTAGTAAAACAAAGGGGTGATTTTATGAAAGCTTATAGCAGCAAAGAAGAACTGAAATCAGAGATAAAGAAAACTTTCGAGAAGTACATTTCTGAATTTGATGTGATTCCAGAGATATTAAAAGATAAGCGTGTGGATGAAGTCGATCGCACTCCAGCAGAAAATCTTGCCTATCAAGTCGGCTGGACGACCTTGCTTCTGCAATGGGAACAAGAGGAGCAAAATGGGCGGAAGGTAGATACTCCGTCTGATCAATTTAAGTGGAATCAACTGGGTGAACTATACCAGTGGTTTACTGATACCTATGCTCACTTGTCGTTAGAAGAATTAAAAGCGAGACTAAAAGAAAATATTACGTCAATCTACATGATGATTGATTCCTTAAGTGAGGCGGAATTGTTCAAGCCACATATGAGGGTCTGGGCGGATGAAGCGACCAAAACAGCAGTATGGGAAGTGTATAAGTTTATTCACGTGAATACCGTTGCACCTTTTGGAACATTCAGAACCAAGATCAGGAAATGGAAAAAGGTGGCAATGTAGGAAAGGAATCAGCATAAAAATTAGGTCCCCAACGTGGATAGTCAGTATGGTTAAGGCGGTATCAATACCGTCTTTTTTGATGGATAAAATAAGGTTTCAGAGTTCAAAGTTAAAGTTTCAGAGTATAGATCAATAGTTTCAGAGTTCAAGGGCAAGGTTTCATTGTATCCAACACGTAATGAAAATAGATATGACTTTACAGAAAATGATACAAAGTTTGGTGGTTGTTGCTTAAAAGAACACTGTAAATAAGGGCTTATTGTAGGCTGACTAAGCAGAAGAACGTGAATGAAAGTCCGGCGTGAACTTACGCTAGACTTTTTCTTTTTTAGGTATATGTTCTTGATTTAGTGAGTATGTATTATAGCTAGTTTAATAGAACTTATGCATGAGAATGTACTATGTTTTAGATTTAGTACGGTAGTTTTGATGCTAAGAAAACAATAGGAATTCATATGCGTTGCTTAAAAGTTAGGTTGATTTTAGTCTAAAATTAGGCTAAAATTAACCTAGTAAAGGAGAAGACTATGACAGAAGAATTTATATATTTAGACACATATGTTTTACAGCAAGATATGAGAATAAGACTACCTAAGACGATTTTATCAAACTTAAATATCGAAAAAGGAAAGACAAAATTTGATATCTACTTAGATTCTAATAGTAAATGTCTAGTGCTAAAAGTGAATGGTAAGGAGTCAACTAAGTGAAACCGATAAAAGCAGTCTCTCTTTTTAGTGGTGCTGGCGGAATGGATGTTGGATTTGAAAATGCTGGTGTATCTGTAGTTTTTGCCAATGAACTTGTAAAAGAAGCAAGTGAAACATACCGCATCAACCACCCTGAAACAAAATTAGTGAATGACGATATAAATAATATAATGGATTGTTTCACTCAATATTATGGTGTAGATCTCGTATTCGGCGGTCCTCCATGTCAAGGATTTTCTGTTGCTGGTAAAATGAATCCAGACGACGATCGAAGCAAGTTGATTTTCAGTTTCCTTAAAGTTGTTAGTATTGTACAGCCTCGAATGTTTATCATGGAGAATGTCAAGGCGTTGGGCAAATTAGAAAAATGGAAGTCTGTTAGAGAGAGATTTTTAGATGAAGCAAGATCCATCGGATATAATTGTGAAATATATTTATTGAATGCAACTGAGTATGGCGTACCACAAAAAAGAGAACGGGTGTTTTTTATAGGTTTGAAGGGTTGTGATGATAAAACTTTTGGTGCTACTATGCACCAACTTTTGCATAGTCAGATAAATGCTGCTCCATGCGTTAGAGAAGTGTTAAAAGATTTAGGAAGGGCGGGTACCGAACGTAATCCAAATACCTGTACAGCTAAAATTACATTTGCAACAAATCCAATTATGAGAAAATCTCCATACGCTGGAATGTATTTTAATGGACAAGGAAGACCAATAAATGTTGATGAGTATGCTAATACGCTACCCGCATCTATGGGCGGTAATAAGACTCCATTTGTTGATGAAGAGTACTTGTATGGAAATGCAAATCAGGATTGGGTAACACAATATCACAAATCTCTAGAAAACAGCAGTACTAAACCAAAGTTTCAGGAAGCACCTAAGCGGTTACGGCGTATCACGATAAAGGAAGCAGCAAAGATACAGACTTTTCCTGACGATTACATTTTTTGTGGAAATAAGGGACGTATATACACTCAAATAGGGAATGCGGTACCTTGTAAGCTAGCCGAAGCAGTTGCTAAAGCAGTCATGCAGTATTTAGATGGGAAAAAATAAAAAAGAAGAACTTTTTAGGTTCTTCTTTTTTATTTTATAAATATCTATTTGTGTAGCTCCTGCCACTCCTTCTTCACTGATTCAGCAGTATTTATATCTGAAATATATAAATTTAAATCATAATAAAAATTACTTCTAGCTTTTGGTGTCATTCGCTGTAAAGTATCTGCAACCCATTCGTAAATATTCCAATAATAGTAAGTTATATCTTGATAGCTATAACTTCCCATAAAAAGATGGAAATCGCTTTTAATCATTTCTTTTGGACAATCTTCAGTGCGACAAATAACTATTATTTCGTTGACACTATCCTCGGTATTTTCATTATAAATTTGAACGCAGTCATATGAATCTCTAATACGAGCCAAATCAAAGGGTTTTACCGTTATTTCATAAACTTTATAGATTGTTCCATCTGTAGATTCTTCGTTAACGTCACCAGGTTTCTTGCTGGTGGTACTTGTTACAGATGCTCTGTCTTCTTCGCCTGTTACAACCACATTTGTGCACATGGACCTGTGGTAACTTTTCAGGAGTAAAGCCGAAATTTTCTGTGGTGTGTTTCCAGAGTCTGGTACTTTTGCAATAAGGTCGCAGCACAGTTTGCTTAAGTGTATAGGATCAGATGATGGATTGATGGTAATGCTAAGTGTTTCTAGCCGCTTAGATTCATCAATTAGTTTTCTTAGTAGCGAAATAGCAAGCTTATCGATTCTCGCTCTATCTTTTTCAATATAATTAATCAAATTAACTACTTCCTGAGCAACAGCTGACGGTCTACGTTGTGCTGCCCAAGTAACATCAAGACCAACAGTTGCTTTGGCAACATTCAATGGCCCGGATTTCCTATGCGGTATTTCTTTTCTTATTAGAAACTCTTTTATGGGTCCTTCATATATCGCACGTGGATTACAATCGTATAAACTGGTTGAGGCTCTAAAATTTGCATCTAGTTTCATACCTATTATCACAACCAGAAGGATTTCTCTGAACCCCCATGCGGTAGTTGAAAAAAGCATATCTAAGGATTTTTTATAATCCGTTTCATCTATCACATAATCATTACTAACAGCATTAGCATAAAAGTCATTTAGTATGTTTATTATTTTTGAATTTCTTTCGTCAGTACTACTCATAGACTCCTCCTTATATTGAGTGAATGAAAAGTTTTTAGTTGCACATAATTATTCCTTTACGATTTCAGCAATATCACTGATGTCACAATCTAAAACACCACATATTTTTACTAGTATTTCAGTAGTTACGTTTCCGCCATTGTTAAGTTTTGCCATGGAAGAGGAGCTTATTTTTGCCTCTTCACGGAGTTTGGATTTAGTCCAACCCTTGTCGATTAGTAATTTCCATAATTTGTTATAACTAAATTTCATTTTTATCACCTTTAATTTCTCTGTTCCAAGATTGTCCATATAGCTCGCCTCCACCACTGTATAGTTGAAGGACTTTGTTGTCTTGTAGAATTTCATATGTTTCGTTACTGTAGGAGCTTTGCTTATCAAATGCAATGAAGATTTGTTTATTCAAATTTGCCGTATCTTTGTATATTTTCATAATTCCGTCAATACCCTCGTCGTCAATATTCTTAAAGAATAATGAGTCATGCACCAAAGCAGGTAATGCCGAAGTGTAAAGTATAGCAAGGTCTAGTAGGATTAAACCTTTGAAGTTTGTACCAGTCCCAGTATCTTTTGGAGTGAAGAATCTATAACTGTTATAGTTTTTAAGTTCTATCTTTGGTGAGTTGCGTTTTTCAACATATAACCTATCGTTAAATTCATGCATCCTTGTATTGAGGTTGTATTCTATTTCAGAAAGTATATGTTCGACATTTTTCTCTAAGTTTTGTGTAGCTGATTGCTTTGCCTCTTGTAGTTGTGTTTCTTCAAGATAGGCTTTGTTTTGTTCTTCTAGGGCTTCTATTTTTTTGTTAAGCTCAGAGTGTTTGTCAAGAAAATCTTTAGAAATAGAGTTAGTAATATTTAATTCTGACATTTGTCGTTCTACTTGTTCTATAGAATCTTTTATTTCAGCAGTCTTTGTATCAAGTGATTCTTTTTCTGATTTGAACTGATCTTCTAAGATGGCTGAAAGTTTTTTATGGAACTGCTCGATTTCATAAATTTTCTTTAAGTTGATATCAGGGAAAAACTCGGCTAACGATTCAATGTCAGCTTCTGTCGGTAATAATCCAAACTCTATACTGATTTCTAATAGTTTAGATTGTCGTTGAAGTCGTTCAAGTTGGGTGTCTAAACTTAATTTGTTAGCTTTCAAATTTTCTCGAGCTTTATTGCTTTCGATTTCTTCACTGCTTGCATTTACCTCATAATTAAGTGTTAACGCATTAAGTTCAGCCCGTAGATTGGAAAGGATTTTAATGTTTTCTTCGTACTGTGTTTTGCCACCAACCAGATTGGAGATGAAACTATATTTTCTAGCGTTTTTAAATGTTTTGAGCTTGTCTATTTGTACGTCTAATTGATTGTGATATGGTTCTATATCTTTGTAGAAATCAAATAAGCTCATGAGAATTTTGATGGATTCTTTTGTTGGTTGATTTCTATATCCTTGCAGAGGATAATTTTCATCGTGATTATTCTTTCCATAGATTCTAAAAAATGTACTGGTTAATTGTCTAAAGGAAAGATTGGTTTTATTGCTGACGTATTTTTCTTTCAACCACTCGATGAATTCTTTTCTGGACAGTGTTTTGTCTGTGGTTTTATATTTTTCATTACATACAGTAATCGTATCTGCATCAGCTGTGCTTCTACTAAAAAAGTATTTCTTGTCAAACTTGAAACAAAAATATATAACGTGGTTGCCCACATATTTCACGCCATCGCTATCAAGGTAGGAGTTGCCGCCGAAAGCAAAATCTATTGCTAATAGAGCAGATGATTTGCCTATTGAGTTGGATCCTGTTTGTGTTCCTTGAATAACATTAAGCCCGTTTTTTAATTGAATGATTGGTCTAATATTGTTATTTTCTTTAAAGGCAGGAGAATAAATTTCTATAAGCATAGTTTCACCTCACCCTCATCTGTCATATCAATTGCATTAAGAGCGTAAAGACAGTCCATAACGGATAAAAAGTCTGTAGGTTCGTCTAAATAGTTCAAAGTAGATTGAAAAATATCTTTTACATTCGTTTTTCCGCTTTTTATTATTTTTAGCACTACTGGTAGTGTTGCCAGAGTGCTTTTTTCATATGGGTATAGCTTATTTGGTAATTGCATCGAACACCTCGCACTTCTGCACAAAGTAGCTCACAACGATTTGACAATAAATCAATTGCTGAAGAGTTAGTTTATGCAGTTTCTCAGAAATTTCTTCAAAAATCTCCATGTCGCTCCGTTTGGCTTTTTTAAGCTTTTTATAAATGGATCGCATTTGAGCTTGTAAGTCTTCATAATCGATAACATTACTTTTATCTAAGTTAATAAGGATTTCTTGGACTTTCACGAAGTAACTAGTAACTTGTTGTTTTACTGTTAGGTAAAGATGGAAATCTTTGTTAGGATCTATTTTTTCCTTTAATTCTTTTGGATCTAGAGAAGAGCCAAATAAATCTTTTTGATTAAGTTTAGTAATTTTGTAAATAACGTCTGTAAGTCCTTTTTCCAGCTGTGAGGAACTAAGTAAGCCTATGTTTGCCATGTGGTTAGCTAGGGCTTTTTTTCTTTTGAACAAAAGGCTTGTAACTTTTTTCCTATTGTCCATCTGGTATACAGCAAAACATTGAGGGCAAAGAGCTATAAGATTATCAATAGTTGGCTCCTTAGTCTTATCAATGCGACTTATTTCATAGACTTCTGAAACATTGGAATCATTAGAAAGTACGAGTGGTTTGGAACAACCGTTCATTACACAATGGTTTTCACATTCTTGCAATAAATATTTTCCGTATCTGGTTTTTAAATCAGAAGAGGATTGTAGTTGCTTTTTCTTTTCCAATACATCAGGTGCGATTATTCCTGCTGTTTCTCTAATAATATTGACGAATATATCAGCAAGTTTTTCAGCAACATTAGCAGTAGTAACATTCGGATCATACGGACGTAAATCTTGAGCTAATAATTTCAAAACTTCTGAAGGTCTTGAGTTCAGGCTTTCTATAAAAATTTCAGGGGTAAGCCTATAGCAAATTGCTCGAGCAACTTTTTTTGAAATACCTCTTTTAGCAAAATTACGATATGTATTCGTGCTTACGGATTCAGAGGGATCTTTTTTTGTGCCCCATTCACCTTCAGGCACGCTTGTAATCATGACAATTAAATCTTTCACAAATTGAGGAACATCATAATCGTCACTGATACGTTTGTATAGCATTGCACAAAACATTTTAAAGTCCAAAGATACCCCTCCTTTCTTTTTGAACCACATTGAACCACATTGATCCAAACAAGAACCAAATAAAAAATCCGATTTAATACAATCAAATCATCAAAGAAACAACTTTGCTGATGTGTAAATTATATCACGCAAAGATACCTTTGAGCAAAGCAAAAGTTCGATAAAAGGACGGTAGCTTTGCAAAGAGGCATCAGCCTCAACCTCTATGCGGAAATATCCCTTAGCTAAGGATTATTCGGAGTCCGCATAGAACAACTAAATAAGTACAGCAGTCTTACCGAATAAGGCAGCTGCAAGTCAAGATGAAGGAATTCTTCATTCTAGCTTGTGGTGTTTTGTCATGCCTTATTTGAGCTGAATTCAAGAAATTCCTTCATCGGAAATCAGATGGAGGATTTTTTATGAAAATTCGAGTTCGTTGTGACAAGCATTTTACAACATTCGACCTCAAGCTTGATGAGGTTAAAGGGTGGCTTAATATCGACCTTCTTCCCGATGAAAGCGAAGAAGAGTTTGAGAAGAGAGCACAAGAAAAGGTAGATGCTGAGTTTAACCGTCCCGAGTATAACTCTCTGCATAAATATGAGAGGCATAAAGGTTTTACTAGACCTTACAGCGGTGAAGACGGTGAGGAAACTGATGATTATGAGTCTTGCATGAGTGATGTTAGAGACTCTGGCATCTTTTTCAAAACAGTAAATCAGATTAAAGCTTCAGAAGAATATAGGGCAGTTGAGTCATTTGTTTACTCGATTTTAAAGCCGGATGTGGCGGATCTTTTTATGGCTGTCCGTATTAGGAATATGGCGATTAACGAAAAAGCTGCATCCATGATTAGCTGTGATGCTTTTGAAACAGAGGCTGATTATAAAAAAGCCGTGGATCGCTTGGCTAACAACATTACACAGAAACTTAAGCGGGCTGAGAAAAAATTAGTAAAGAATTTCAAAAAAGCGTCAGATTTTGGCATCCGCCGTGGCTACTTCATAGGAGGAACCAGTTCCAGTTCCTCCAATAAAAATTAGGAGGTAGCTACTATGAAAGAGCTAATCAAAATCAGTTATAACAATGAACGTCCGACTGTAGATGGCCGTGTTTTGCATCAAGCACTTAATATCGGAACACCTTATGATAAGTGGTTTCCAAGAATGTGTGATTACGGTTTTGTTGAGGATAAGGACTTTTCGACATTTTTGTCGGAAAGTACTGGTGGAAGACCTGCAACCAATCATCAGCTTACTATTGATATGGCAAAACAGCTATGTATGATTCAGCGTACAGAACTTGGCAGAAAATTCAGAGAGTACTTTATTTCTGTTGAAGAGAAGTGGAACTCGCCTGATGCGGTAATGGCACGTGCGTTGCAAATAGCCAATAGGAAATTGAGTCTGCTTGAATCGCAAAATCTGAAACTTACCAATACTGTAGCTTTGCAAACACAGCAGATAGCTGAGCTTAAACCGAAAGCCAGCTATTACGATGTTGTGCTTAAATGCAAAGACATAATCTCCATGCGTGTGATTGCAAAAGATTATGGTAAATCGGCACAGTGGATGAACAACTATTTACATGAACTTGGTGTCCAATTTAAGCAATCTGATACTTGGCTTTTATATCAAAAATATGCTGAGAAAGGCTATACCAGCACAAAAACGCATGCTTATGAAGACGCTAAGGGTATTACTCATTCAAAGGTTCACACTTATTGGACTCAGAAAGGCAGGCTTTTCATCTATCACCTCATGACACAACACGGGATCTACCCGTTGATTGAACAGGAGGCTAAAGATGAGTAAGTCTTATAAAAAACATTTAGAAACAACACCGAACTTTAAGCCTATCGTCTACATTTGTGCTCCCTACCGTGGAGATAAAGAAAGAAACGTGAACCACGCTATTCAGTGTGCGGCTTACGCGTATTCACGCGGAGCAATCCCCATCACTCCACACCTGCTTTTCCCATTCATGGATGATGAGAATCAAAAGCATAGAGGGGATGCGATGTTTATGGACATTATCCTCTTAGGCAAATGCAACGAACTATGGGTGTTCGGAGAAAAAATCACAGGCGGCATGCAAGTAGAAATCAATCTTGCAGAAAAACGCAGGCAGCCGATTAAGTATTTTACGGATAAGGATTTAGGGGGTGAATGTTGATGCGTAGTTTAGCTATCGCTTACGGTAACAACAGGCAGGCAAAGACATGGGTTAATAAGACCATCACCTATGATGAGCTGAAAGACCGTCTTAAAGTTACAATTCGCACCTCAGAGTCAGCGGAAGAGTATGCAAAAATGAAAAAAGCAGACCGTGATCTTGCAAAAGACCACGGTGGTTTCGTTGCAGGAGCGTTGGCTTATGGTAGACGAAAAGTCGACAGTGTTGAGTTCCGATCCATGCTTGCCTTAGACGGGGATCATGTTGCTAAAGACTTTATCGCACTCTACGAGAGTGTTGCGCCTTACACATCTTTTCTGTACACGACACACAGCCACACGCCTGATAATCCGAGGGTGAGAATTGTTTTTCCTTTAACAAGGAATGTAACACCTGACGAGTTTGTAGCAGCATCAAGGTATTTAGCTGACATGCTGGGTATTGACCAGTTTGATGAATGCTCTTACTTGCCTAACCAGCTCATGTACTGGCCGTCCACGCCACGAAACGGCGTGTACGAGTATAAAGAGGTTGAAAAAGACTGGCTTAATCCCGATGATATTTTATCCGCTCACCCAGAGTGGGTGGATCCAACCAGGCTTCCGACCTCATCTCGTGAGAGTAAAGCGAACCAGGTGCAAAAGCAGAAAGTGCAAGATCCACTCGCGAAAAACGGTGTGGTTGGATTGTTTAACCGCGTATTCTATCCGATAACTCTTGCTTTAGAAAAGTTTTTAAGCGACGTGTATGAGCCGACTGATAATGAAAACCGCTGGCATCTTATAGCCTCACATAGTATGGCAGGAGTTGAGATTATCGAAGACAAGTTCGTTTACTCTCATCATGCTAAAGACCCGGCGTATTTGAAACTGTGTAACGCTTTTGATATTGTTCGCACGCACAAATTCGCTAGCTTGGACGAGAAAGAGTCGTTCAAGAAAATGAGCGAGTTTGCGATGAGTCTTGATGGGGTAAAACTTCAAGCGGCAAACGAGAGACTCTTGGAAGCGGAAGATGATTTTGTTGACAGTGAGGATTGGAAGAAAAAACTACGCTATACGTCTAAAGGCGCGGTTTTAGAAAACTCGCTTTATAATGCGAAACTCATTATTAAACATGATCCTTTGCTTAAAGGAATAGTTTTTAACCAGCTGGCTGATGGTCTTGAAATTAAAGGCGACATGCCTTGGCAGCATCCTGCGAAGTTTTGGAGGGACGCGGACGATGCGCAGCTTATCTGCTATGTGGACGACCATTATGGCTCGTTTTCACAGAGAAACTATGATATTGCTGTCACGAAAGTGTCAGATGATAGAAGTTATCATCCGATAAGACGCTATTTTGAGAGTCTTCCTCAATGGGATGGTGTGAAACGTGTAGACACGCTTTTTATTGATTATCTTGGTGCTGAAGACAATGAGTATATTCGTGCAGTGTGTAGGAAAACACTGTGTGCAGCATACATGCGTATCTACCATCCCGGTATTAAATTTGACTACCTTCCTGTTTTTAACGGTGCGCAAGGTATCGGCAAGTCAACGTTTATAGCAAACCTTGGCATGGAATGGTTTTCAGATAGTCTCACGCTTTCAGACATGAACGATAAGACGGCGGCTGAAAAACTCCAAGGATATTGGATTCATGAGATCAGCGAGCTTGCGGGCATGAAAAAAGCTGACCTTGATAAGGTAAAAGCTTTTGTTTCAAGACGTGACGATAAGTATCGTGCTTCTTTTGGCAAACGTGTCTCCCCACACCCGAGGCAGTGCGTGTTCTTCGGTACAACGAATAGTGAAAACGGTTATTTAAGGGATGTTACAGGTAACCGGCGTTTTTGGAATGTGAAAGTGTCGGGAAACGGCAAGTATAAGCCTTGGGAAATGACGCGAGAACTGGTTGACCAAATATGGGCGGAAACCATGGTTATTTCCAAGGCGGGTGAAGAACTATTCCTTGACAAGAGCTTGGAGGCTTTCGCTAAAGAAGAACAGCGTGAAGCTATGCAGCAAGACGACCGTGAAGGCATTGTTAGAGAGTATCTTAACATGCTTCTACCTGATACTTGGGATGAAATGGATATTTACAGGCGGCGAGATTACTTCCGTGACATGGAGGATCCGACACGACCTAAAGGCACGATTAAACGCATGGAAGTATCCAACATTGAAATATGGTGCGAATGCTTCGGGAAAGCCAAAGAAGATATTAAGCCTATCGACAGTTACGCAATATCGGCGATTATGAAACGTTTGAAAGACTGGCAAAGATCTGACAATCGTAGAACCCTACCAATCTATGGAAGGCAAAGAATTTATACCAGAATTTGAGTGGACAAGCGGCTAAAAACAGGACAACTGAATGTAGCTTGTCCTGACCTTGTCACTTGTCCCACTAATAACAACAAGCTTTGGACAAACAGGGACGGACAACACATGAAAATCTATATTAAATAAAATCTTTATTTATTACTTATAGCGTACACGTAACACGTGTATTCGCGCGTAAAGGGATTTTTAGCCATTTGTCCGTCCTTGTCCCGATAGAAAGGATAAGAAGCAGTGATAAGAAAACAAAAAATAATAGTAAGAGAACGGGAGGTTGAGCGAAAACTCGTTTGTGAAGTCAAAGCAATGGGAGGACTTTGTTTAAAGCTTACAAGTCCTTCCGTTGACGGGCTTCCTGACAGGCTGGTTTTACTTAACGGCGGAAAGATTGGTTTTGTCGAGCTTAAAGCACCAGGTAAAAAGCCTAGAGTTTTACAGGTGAAACGTATGAAGGATTTACAGGCTTTAGGTTTTAAGGTTTTCGTGGTTGATGACAGGAGTCAGATTGGAGGTGTGATTGATGCGATACGAGCCACATGAGTATCAAAAGTATGCGACTGATTTTATTATCACACACCCGGTGTCAGCGGTTTTGCTTGAAATGGGACTTGGTAAGAGTGTGATAAGTCTTACAGCGATTAACGACCTGATGCTTGACTCGTTTGATGTTTCCAGGACTCTGGTTATCGCTCCTCTTAGGGTTGCAAACACTACGTGGCCTTTAGAGTTAGAAAAGTGGGAGCATTTAAAACACCTTACTTATTCGGTTGTGACGGGTAGTGAGAAGGAGCGGATTCAAGCACTAAAAACGCCTGCTCACGTTTATATTATTAACCGTGAAAACGTGGAGTGGCTGATAATGAAAAGCGGCCTGCCGTTTAATTTCGACATGGTTGTGATAGATGAGCTTTCAAGTTTTAAATCGTATCAGGCGAAACGTTTTAAAGCATTACTGAAGGCTAGGCCGAAAGTTAAAAGGATTGTAGGTCTTACAGGAACTCCTTCTTCTAACGGGCTTATGGATTTGTGGGCTGAGTTTAGGCTGCTTGATATGGGTGAAAGACTAGGCCGCTATATTACGTATTATCGGCAGAACTTTTTTGATCCAGATAAGCGTAACCAGCACATGATTTTTTCTTATAAGCCTAAAGATGGTGCTGAGAGTTTAATCTATAAACAGATAGCTGATATTACGATTTCGATGAAGTCGAAAGACTATTTGAAAATGCCAGCGTGTGTGATAAACGAGGTGAAAGTAGAGTTATCCGGAAAGGAGCGAAAACTCTATGATGAGCTGAAACAGGATATGGTGGTGTCGTTGGAAGGTAAAGAAATTGATGCGATTAACGCAGCGTCTCTTTCAAATAAGCTTCTTCAAATGGCAGGCGGCGCGGTTTATAACGAGTGTAAAGAAAGCGTTCATATTCATGATCGTAAGCTTGATGCTTTAGAGGATTTAATCGAGGCTGCTAACGGTAAACCGGTGCTTGTAGCTTACTGGTTTAAGCATGATCTTGAGCGGATTAAGAAACGTTTTAACGTGCGTGAGATTAAAACGAGTGCTGATATTGCTGACTGGAATGCCGGCATAATTCCTGTAGCATTGATTCACCCGGCTTCCGCGGGTCATGGTCTTAACCTACAGGCTGGCGGTTCAACGCTTATCTGGTTTTCCCTGACTTGGAGTTTAGAACTTTACCAACAAACAAACGCCAGGCTTAACCGTCAAGGGCAAACTAGCACGGTTGTAATCCATCACATCATCACTAAGAACACGATTGATGAGGATGTGATGAGGGCTTTAAGCATGAAGGCTAAAGTGCAGGATGCTTTAATCGAGTCGGTTAAAGCAAGACTATCAATTAACGAAGTGAGGGAAAGGGGTTCTAAAGAGAACTTACCTCAAAATGGAGGTAAGAATGAACAAAAAAGAATACTTACGGCAAGCCTATCTTCTTGATAAGCGGATTAAAGCTGACATGGATGAAGTAGTAAGACTGCGTGAGCTTGCTACAAGTGTTTCTTCATTAAGATACGACCGAGAGTATGTGCAGACGACTCGAAGCGTGGAAGCTCCGTTTGTGAAAGCTCTTATAAGGGTTATGGATTTAGAAGCCAAGATTAACACGGAGATCACGCTGCTTATCAGTTTGAAAGAGCAGATTTTGGACGTGATTTCTAAACTTGAAAGCGTGGATGAGCAGATGATTTTACGCTACCGTTACATGAGTAACATGACGTGGGAGGATATTGGTAAAGAACTCCATGCTAGCAGAATGACGATTATAAGATGGCATGGTAAAGCATTAGAGCACATGGTTTTACCAGATAATCTAATCCAAATCTAAAAAATGGTACGGTTTGGTACGCTCTGATACGAGATGACACTGCCTTCTATATGGTATTATAAACTTAGCAAAAATTATAAATACTAAGCCTTGGAAGAGTAATCTTTCAGGGCTTTTTTCATGCCTAAAAGGAGGGCACAACATGGATCAGATGGTATTACTAACACAGCAATGGTTAAACAAAACCTATGGTGATAAGCCTGGGTTTGGTTCAGTTATTACTGATGGGAATACTGGTTGGGATACAATTAATGGGCTTATTCGTGCTTTGCAGATTGAGCTTGGTATAACAGCAACAGCAAATAATTTTGGTGCTGGTACAACACGTAAATTTAATCAACGTTATCCACATGGTGTTAAGCAACAATCCGATAGTGATAAGTCGCAAAGTAATGTTTACTCGATTATTCAAGGTGCTTTATGGTGCAAGGGTTACTCTACTGGTAATGATATTACACAAAACTTTTATGGTGGTACTGGGAATGCTATTAAAGAGTTGAAGAATGATATGGGCATTGGTGGTGATTCTACTGTCACAATTGATGTAATGAAAGCTCTTCTTTCTATGCAGCAGTTCGTTTTACTAAAGCGTTACGGTGGTATTGACGTTATTAGGATTATTCAACAAACTATTAACCGAACCTATAAGGATTATACAGGTATCATTCCTTGTGACGGCTTGTATGGTCGAGAAATGAATACCGCACTTATCCAAATTTTACAGTCGTTAGAAGGCTATTCGCCTGATGATGCCACGGGTAATTTTGGACATGGTACACGAGGTAATTTGAAAACTATTAGCAGGCAAAACGCTTCTTCCTATGGTAAGTGGGTATGGCTAGCAAAAGCTGTACTTAATTGTATTAGATATGATTGTCTTCAAAATGAGAATTGGGATGATGATTTTGCTGAGCAACTCACTAAATTCCAGAAAGACTATAAGCTTCCAGTCAGCGGAGCACTTGATGTTAACACGTGGATGTCGTTGTTAACTAGTAAAGGCAATCCAGACAGAGCTGCCAAGGCATGTGACTGTGCAACGGTACTAAATGCTCAACAAGCTAAAGATTTAAAAGCGGCAGGATACCAGATTGTTGGAAGATATTTGACTGGGTATGTTGGAAAGTCAACATCTAAAGCTCTAACTTTAGATGAAATTAAAAACATAAAAAACGCTGGTCTTTCCGTATTTCCAATTTATCAAGATGGAGGATATTATCCTGAATATTTTGCGAATCCTAACCAGGGAACTGTTGATGCACAGGTTGCTATTTCCGCTGCAAAAAGGATTGGTATTCCTTCTGGTAGTACAATATACTTTGCTGTTGATTTTGATGCTTATGGATATCAGCTGGACAGCATGATTTTACCGTATTTCAAGAAGATAAGTTTACTATTCAACAGTTGTGAAAATATTAAGAAATACCAAGTTGGTGTATATGGCCCAAGATTAATCTGCTCAAAAGTAAGCAAAGCAGGATATGCTAAATATTCGTTTGTAGCGGATATGTCTACTGGTTTTAGTGGGAATTTAGGTTATGCAATTCCTAACAATTGGGCGTTCGACCAATTTAATGAATTCTCTTTCCAATCTAGACCGACTTTTGCTCTTGATAAAGATGCATATTCTGGAAGAGATAAAGGTATCGCAAAATTTGATAGTGTAACAAAAATGACGAAAGGCGAACTAGAAAAGGAAAATATAAAAGACAAAGTAAATATTGCAAGAACACAGTTTGTGTATGATGTAGTAGAGCCTCTACATCTGCTAAATCAGCTTACTAGTTTTGGTCTTTCATATAATAAAGAAATTATTCTTAGTTATACTGAACTGCCTACTATTAGTATTCAAACCTCGGTAGAAGCAATAACAGAATTGATGACAGTGCCTAATAATTCCTACAACGTTTCGATAGAACTAAATAGTGATGGTTCTCTAAGTGCTGCATGTGAAAATAAAATTTCTAAAATTGCTAAAGATATTAGAATTATGAAGGGCGGAGACATGATTCAAAAATCTATAGCAAATATTGCAGCATCAGTAAAATCGGGTGATATTGCATTCACTGGAAAAGTTATTTCTCCAAATCAAGTGGAGTTAGCTATTGAGGTAATGTCAGAAAATCTATTACCAACATTAGATGATGTTGATGAACATATAACGGTGATTGTAAAATACTTAATTACATTTCGTGATTTTACAATAAAGGTTCCTGAAATTCCTGAAGATGTTGTTGAAATAGGTGTAGCAGTAGCGGGAGTAGTTGCTATTTGTGCTTTTGTTCCAGTATTAATTACAGGTATTTTGGGATTCTTAGTAACATTAGGGTTGGTTGTTGCTGCTGATGCATAGAATGCATGAAAGAGAATAGGATCTGCTTTATGATAAGGTAAAGTTAGATATTAGAATTTGGTGGAGTATGAATAAGATAAGTAAAAAAGCGAAAGTGCTGATATTTTGTATTTCAATAGTTGTGGCTATCGTTTGTTTTATCACCTTATTCTTGCATCGTATTGATAATAATGCATTTAATGCTCAAATTGATAGTAAAGAGAAAATAGCTTCATATAGGGCTAACTATAACTACATAGATGTATATAAGCAAAAAGATAAAATAATTATCAACACCTATTCTGATAGTAAGTTTGACGAACCAAATCGGATTGTTGTTCCATTTGAAGGTAAATTAAGTAAAAGTGATATTCTAGTAAAGTGGAAAACCGCAAATGGTGATGTTATTGAGCAAGATAGTGATAGTATCCTTGCGGCGAGTATCATCATTGAGAAAAATGGAAAAACTATATGTAATGAAAACATAAATTTTTGTGAAAAAGGCTGGAAAGTATTAAACGATGTAATTGGAAAATAGTGATATAGTTTTGTAAATGATTTTGTTAAAAGCTCTTTGAGATTATCTCAAAGGGCTTTTTTCATGCCCGAAGGGAGGATAAGTCTTGCCAAGAAAACCTAAAAGACCGTGTTCTTATCAAGGCTGTCCGAACCTAACTGACGGCAGGTTTTGTGAAGAACACTTAAAACAAGAGAACAGACGATACGAAAAATACGAGCGTCCTTATGATGCTCACAAGCGTTACGGTAGAGCATGGCAGAAAGTAAGGGATTCTTATGTGAAAGAGCATCCTTTCTGTGAGCTTTGCTTTAAGAATCGTGTGCTTGTTCCTGTTGAGCAGGTTCATCATATTAAACCGATTGCTGAAGGCGGAACGCATGAGAGGAATAATCTTATTTCTCTATGCAAATCCTGTCACTCTAAAATTCACGCTAAGCGTGGAGATCGCTGGCATAACAGATAAAAACCACCCCAGGGGCGGTCAAAATCTCTAAAAACCTATTCCCTGGGGAACGGGCGCAGGGTCTCGCGTGCAAAAACAGCGTATTCAAAAGGGTAATAGGCAAAATCAGACACAAAAATTTTTTAATAGTTAAAACTCATGCGGGAAGGAGGCGAAAAGTTTGCCTACAAAATCAAATAATATTGGCGGTCGTGGCGGCAGACGCGTGGGTGCCGGGCGTAAAAAGAAAGCGGTTGTTGAAAAAGCTAGTGAAGGAAACCCCGGCGGTAGGCCTTTAAGCGTTCTTGATATTCCGGAGCTTGAAGGTGCTGAAATGCCTCAGCCTCACGAGTTTTTATCCGCCACGCAAAAAGACGGTACTCAGCTTCAGGCTAGAGAAATTTTTGAAGAAACGTGGAAGTGGCTAAAAGACATTGGTGTGAGCAGTAAAGTCCCGTCTCCTCTTATTGAACGGTATGCGATGAGCTGTGCTCGTTGGATTCAATGCGAGGAAGTAACCAGTAAGCTCGGGTTTCTTTCCAAGCATCCGACCACGGGTAAACCGATACCATCGCCTTTTATCAATATTGGTATTAACTACATGAATCAGGCGGTCAGGCTTTGGAATGAGATTTTTCAGATTGTGAAAGAAAACTGTTCGACTGAGTTTGATGGTGTTTCACCTCAAAACGATTTAATGGAACGCCTGCTTTTAACACGTAAAAAATTATAAGGAGAAAAAATTATGATAGAAAAAGTAAATCCAAGTCACCCGGACAAGATTGCGGATCGTATTGCCGGAGCAATTGTTGATCTGGCTTACAAGCTGGATGAGAACCCGAAGATTGCTGTTGAAGTGATGCTCGGGCATGGTAAGTGTGCCGTGTTTATTGAAAGCACGGTGATGTTTAAGTTTAAGGATATTAAAAATATTATCCACCGTTTAAGCCCTGGGAAAGTAAAGATTGATATTACGGTTGTGCCACAGGATAAGCATTTAAGTCGAAATCAGGATGGTATGGTTCGCTGCGCTGATAACGGGATTTTTAAAGGCGTACCACTAACAGGCGAGCAGAAGAAACTCTCGGCTATTGCTCGAAAGGTTTATGAAAAGTATCCGTATGCCGGCAAGTATGTTCTTGATGGTGAAAAGCTTATCATCTGCCAATCTCACGCTAAACGAGAAGACTTATTGAAAGAGTATCCGAATGCGTTTGTTAATCCTTTAGGCGACTGGACGGGTGGTATAAGCGTGGATGCGGGAGCGGTTAACCGAAAACTCGGGTCAGACATGGCTGATGCTGTTACGGGCGGCGGTCTTCATGGTAAGGATCTTACGAAAGCTGACGTGTCGGTTAATATTTACGCGTTTTTGAAAGCACAGGAAACCGGCCGGGTGGTTGAGTTTTCTTGTGCTATCGGGGATGAAATGGTTGATGGTAAACCGTATTCGCATATTGTGAAAATTGCGAAAGATTATATTGACTCGGTGGGTGGTTTTGAAAAGCTGGCTTGCTGGGGTCTTTTCTAACGGGAGGAAAGCTTATGGAAAAAGAAATGCAGTATTATTTGGCTGACGTAAGTGAGCTTATCCCGTATGTGAGAAACGCTCGCACGCACTCGGAGGCACAAGTATCTCAGATAGCGGCAAGTATTCGCGAGTTTGGTTTCCTTTCCCCAATTCTAGTGGCGGAAGATAATACGATTCTTGCAGGCCACGGCAGGCTTGCCGCGGCATTAAAACTGGGTCTTAAAAAAGTTCCGTGTGTGAAAGAAAATCATTTAACTGAAACACAAAAGCGTGCGTATATTATTGCGGATAATAAGCTTTCACTTAACGCAGGCTGGGACAATGAGCTTTTAGCAGTAGAGTTGTCGGAGCTTGAAGGAGCTGATTTTAATCTTGATCTTCTCGGGTTTGACGAGGCGGAGCTTTCCAGTATTTTTGATGCTGATAAAGACGTAAGCGATGATGATTTTGATGTTGAAAAAGAATTGGAAGAACCGTGTTTTTCTAAAACGGGTGACATGTGGACGCTTGGTAAGCATCGTATTATTTGCGGTGATTCAACCGATTCTTCTACGTTTGAAAAACTACTCGGTGAAACAAAGGTAAATCTTGTTTGCACGGACGCACCTTATTTCGTAAACCTTGAAAACGCGTCAGGGAAAATTAAAAACGATGATTTAAGCGATAAAGAAGGCTACGAGTTTTTAATGAAAGTTTTTACCAACTTCAAAAACTCTATGGCAGCTGACGCGTCTATTTACGAGTTTTACGCAACGATGAAAGCGCGTGTTTTCTACGATGCTTTTGAGGACGCGGGTTTTAAGGTGGCGGCAGGTTTGATTTGGAAAAAGCCGAGAGCACCGCTGATGCGAACGGACTGGAAGTTTAATATGGAGCCGATTATTTACGGTTGGCGTAAAGACGGTAAACATAAGTGGTATGGCGATCAGAAACAGACAGCCGTGTTTGAATTTGACGGGATTAAAAACTCGAAGGAAGAAGGCTGTGGGCATCCTTCCAGTAAGCCCGTGCCGCTGATTGCTTATCTTATTAAACAAAGCACGCAAACAAACAGTCTTGTGTTAGACGGGTTTTTAGGCTCGGCATCCACGCTTATAGCCTGTGAACAGATTGGCAGAGTCTGCTTTGGAGTGGAGCTTGAACCTAAATTCATTGACGTTGCGGTTAAACGGTATATGAAGTTTCACGATGATAAAACCAAGGACGTGCTTCTTATGCGGGATGGGAAACAGTATAGCTTTAAGCAGGCAATTGAAATGATGAAAGAGGCTGGCGATGAGTAAAACACTTACACTCGCCAGCCTTTTTGATGGCTCGGGCGGTTTTCCTTTAGCGGCTACGCTTACGGGGATTAAACCTTTATGGGCAAGTGAAATCGAGCCGTTTCCTATAAGAGTTACCACTAAAAGATTGCCTGATGTTAAGCATTTAGGTGATGTGTCAAAGATTAAAGGCGATGCTGTGGATGCGGTTGATATTATCACGTTTGGAAGCCCATGTCAGGACATGTCGATTGCTGGTAAACGGGCAGGTCTTAGCGGTTCTCGCTCGAACCTGTTTTTTGAAGCGGTTCGGATTATTAAAGAGATGAGGAGGAAAACAGGTGGACAAAAACCAAGATATATCGTTTGGGAGAACGTTCCGGGAGCGTTTTCCTCAAATAAAGGAGAAGACTTCGAGAAAGTTATCAAAGAAATCTGTGCTGTCAAAGGACATACGTTTAATGCTCTTAGACCTGAAAAATGGAGCAGTGCAGGACTTGTCATGGCAGAAGATTTCTCACTCGCATGGCGGGTACTTGATGCTTCATACTTCGGAGTACCCCAGAGAAGAAAACGTATCTTTCTTGTCGCAGATTTTGATGGACAAAGTGCCGGAAAAATATTATTTGAGCAAGAAAGCCTGCCTGGGGATTTTACGGCGAGCGGAAAGCCGTGGCAAGAAACTGCCGGATATTCTAAAACAGGCACTGGTGATGCAATCGAAAGATACTGTTTAAACGATCAGGGCGGAAACAGAATGGACGTGTTTGAAAACAAAAGCGGCACGCTTACAGCAAGCGTGGGAAACCATCCACCGCTCGTGTTTGAAAATCACGGACAGGACTCTAGATTTAAAGGCCCGATAGATATTAGTAATACCATAGGAGCAAGTCTTGGAACTGGTGGTAATAATCAGCCTTTTGTGGTTTGTGATAAAACCTGTTTTGACGTTCGTCTAACATCACTCAACACGAAAAACAAGCGTGCTAAAGTGTATGAAACAAAACTGGCAAGAACAATTAACACAGGGCTAAACTCGCCTGAAGCTAATCAAGGCGGTCTTGCAATAGTGTACTCTACGAGTAAAAACTCGCATCACACGAATGCTCGGGCTGAAATGACAGACACGCTTGTGGCAAGTGACTATAAAGATCCTCCTGTCGTAAACGATATGAATGAGGATAAACACTATGTGGTTAGACGTTTAACACCGAAAGAATGCGCAAGACTGCAGGGCTTTCCTGACTGTTGGTGTGATAATCTTCAAACAGAAAATCCAAGCGATGAAGAGCTTATCTTTTGGCAGGACGTGTTTGAAACACATCGAAAACTAGTCACAAACGCCTGTAAGCCGAAAAGTAAAAATCAGATAATCAAATGGCTTAAAAAGCCTCACACTGATTCGGCTGAATACAAGATGTGGGGCAACGGCGTGGCACTTCCCTGCGTGTATTTCGTTCTTGAAAATATCGCTTATTTTCAGGGAAAAGAAAGCACATAAGACTTGCTAAATATCTTCTTTAGAGTGATGTATATACACAAGGAAAAACCTAAAGGAGGTATTAAAATGAGCTTAGAATATGGCTTAAAAGGTTCTAAAAGAAAACCACTCATACAAGCAATAGAAGATTTAACAGGTCTTAAAGCCACGTATCTGAAAACACCCAGCATGGCTTACAAGATAGGTCCTTTCACCGTTGATAAAACTGGGACAGTAACATCTGCGGATGATGAAAACCTAAAGAATCTAAAACAAATACTTGAGGGCGACTATGGTATAAGCCTTCCTAAAACACAAGATGAAAGCACACGCATGCTTACACTCGAGTTTCCAAAAGATAAACTGGATGTGGTAAAGCTTAGAAAAATCATCAAAAACAAGGGTGATTTAATTAAAAAAGCACTCGATGTAACAAGTCTTGAAATAGAAGAAAACGATGAAACAGTTAGTTTTCCCTGGTTTAAAGATGTAAGCCAAGATCATATGGATACTTACATAAAGCTTATTTTGGCTCTTTGCAAAATGAGTTTGGAAGTAAAACATGTGAATGAAACTAAGCATAAGCCGGTTAACGATAAGTATGCTTTCAGATGTTTTCTTCTTAGACTCGGGTTTATAGGAGACGAGTTTAAAAAGGATAGAAAGATTCTGCTTGCCCATTTAGAAGGCTCATGTGCTTTTAGAAACGAAAGAGGTGAATGATGAGAACATTAAGTAGAGAACAGGTTGAAAAGCTTAGAAAAACTTATCCGACAGGTTGTTTGGTAGAGCTTATCTTAATGGATGATGTTCAGGCACCTCCTATCGGCACTAAAGGCAGAGTGCGAGGTGTTGATGATATGGGTTCAATCATGGTTTCTTGGGAAACAGGAAGCGGGCTAAGCGTTGTTTATGGCGTGGATAAGTGCCGAAAAATTAGCGACTTGTAAGAACAATAATTAGTGGAAATACCAGCGGTTTTATCCCGTTTATTGCTTGATAATATGTGCTTTTAGAGTGATATATAGTATCAGCAAAAGCAAAGAAGCAAAGGAGAAGAACCTATGAAAAAAGAAACCTTACAAAGACTTACAAGCGAAGTTAAAGCCTGCAGACGCTACGCTCTAAACGCAATCAAAAAAGCTGAAGAAGGAAAAATTAGTTCGGCTATCAGCATGCTCGATATTGCACAAACAGCAAAAACCTGTGCTGAGCAGGCTCACGAGGAGCTTTGTAAGGTAAGCAGAGGAAAACTAACCAGTAAAGAATTCGAACTTTTCGCGGATGCTGAAACCTTGGACAAGGATATTCAAAAAGCCTATCAAGCGATTAAACAGGCAAGAAAATAAAAGAAGAATTGGCGAAAACCAAAGAAAAATCGTGGAATTACCTGCGATTTTTTCTCATTTATGACTTGCTATTAGGTGCTTTTAGAGTGATATATAGTACTAACAAAAAGCACAGAAACAAAGGAGCAAAACCATGTGGGAACAAGATACGCTTAAAGTAGAAAATCAGGTTGTAAGCTACAGTATGAAGGTTTTTGAAGAGCCAAGCGAATATGGGATTAACCAGGGTCGAATTTCCAAGCTTACTTTGAAAAACAATAACAAGGTTATCGCAAACTATGATAGAGGCTGGGATATTATGCCAACAAGCAAGCTTGCAAATGAGGCTTTAGAAATGATCCTCGATGCTAGAAACTAAAAACTGAAGTTTTATTAAAAGCAGCAGGGCTTTTTAAGGCTCTGTTTTTCGTAAAAAAGAAAGAAATGATGTGGACGCAAGTAAGCGTCTTTTTTTATGCCTAAAGAAAGGAGGAGCTTAAGTTGGAAAAATACGAGGTTACTAAGTTTAAAAAAGAAGATTCAACGTATAGTAAGGATTTAGCGAATTATGCTGTAAGTTTTATCGAATGTTTAACACACACAAAAGGAACGTGGGCTGGTAAGCCTTTTAAGCTCCTTGACTGGCAGGAGCAGATTATTAGAGACTTGTTTGGCGTGGTGAAACCGAATGGTTACCGTCAGTTTAATACTGCTTATATTGAGATACCTAAGAAAATGGGTAAAAGTGAGTTGGCTGCTGCAGTAGCCTTGCTTTTATGCTGTGGGGATAATGAGGAGCGAGCCGAGGTTTATGGTTGTGCGGCGGACCGTCAGCAGGCAACGATCGTGTTTGATGTGGCGGCGGACATGGTTAGAATGTGTCCGGCTCTTAACCGTAGGGTTAAAATTTTAGCTTCGCAAAAACGTATTATTTTCCTACCAACTAACAGTTTCTACCAAGTGTTGTCGGCTGAAGCGTACTCTAAACACGGGTTTAACATTCACGGTGTCGTGTTTGATGAGCTTCACACGCAGCCTAACCGTAAACTGTTTGACGTGATGACTAAAGGCTCCGGGGACGCTCGTATGCAGCCACTGTATTTTCTGATTACCACAGCCGGTACGGATACGCATTCTATCTGCTATGAGACGCATCAGAAAGCAGTGGATATTCTTGAGGGTAGGAAAATTGATCCAACTTTTTACCCCGTGATTTATGGTGCAAAAGATTCGGATGATTGGACTGATCCTAAGGTGTGGAAGAAAGCTAATCCTTCTCTTGGGGTGACGGTTCAAATGGAGAAAGTTAAGGCTGCTTTCGAGTCGGCTCGGCAAAATCCCGGTGAAGAGAATGCTTTTCGTCAGCTTCGTCTTAACCAGTGGGTGAAACAGTCTATTCGTTGGATGTCGATGGAAAAGTGGGATGCTTGCGGTTTTCAGGTGAATGAGGAAGAACTCGAGGGCAGGGTCTGCTACGGGGGTCTTGACCTTTCAAGCACCACCGACCTTACCTCCTTTGTTTTGGTCTTTCCACCAGAAGATGAGTCGGATAAGTTTCGTATTCTACCTTATTTTTGGGTGCCTGAAGAAACCTTGAGTTTACGCGTGAAGCGAGATCACGTGCCTTATGACGTGTGGGAAAAACAAGGGTTTATTAAAACTACGGAAGGGAACGTTGTTCACTATGGGTTTATTGAAAAATTCATCGAAACTTTAGGTGAACGTTTCAATATTCGTGAGATTGCTTTCGACCGTTGGGGCGCGGTGCAAATGGTGCAAAACCTTGAAAACATGGGGTTTACCGTGGTCCCGTTCGGACAGGGATTCAAGGATATGAGTCCGCCTACCAAGGAGCTTATGAAGCTTACACTCGAGCAGAAAATCGCACACGCAGGGCATCCGGTGCTTCGCTGGAACATGGACAACATATTTATTAGGACAGATCCTGCAGGAAACATTAAATGCGATAAGGAAAAATCAACCGAGAAAATTGATGGTGCTATCGCAACCATCATGGCACTTGACCGTGCTATCAGATGCGGTAATGCAAATACGGAAAGTGTGTATGACAGTCGAGGAATCCTATTCATGTAAGGAGGTGGGTCGTGAATATTTTTAGTAAAATTTTTAAGAGTAGAGATAAGCCTGAAAACAGGATGTTAGGCGGCGGTTATCGTTTCTTAATGGGCGCGTCCTCGTCCGGTAAAAGGGTGAATGAGCGTTCGGCGATGCAGATGACGGCGGTTTACTCGTGTGTGCGTATTTTGTCTGAGGCGGTGGCGAGTCTGCCGCTTCACGTGTATGAGCGGACGAGTACAGGTACGGCTAAAGCTGTTAAACATCCTTTGTATAAGGTGCTTCATGATGAGCCGAATCTTGAAATGACAAGCTTCGTGTTTAGAGAAACATTGATGACGCATCTTCTGTTATGGGGTAATGCTTACGTGCAGATTATTCGAAACGGTAAAGGCGAGGTTTTAGGCTTATACCCTTTAATGCCTGATCGTATGAGAGTTGACCGGGATGAGAGTGGTCAAATTTTTTACGAGTATACGTTAAATGATAGTGATGTTTTAGCGGGTAAAGAAACGAGTGTGAAACTTAAACCTTTTGACGTGCTTCATATTCCCGGTCTTGGTTTTGATGGTCTTGTTGGTTATTCGCCTATTGCGATGGCAAAAAACGCTATCGGTATGGCGATAGCTACGGAAGAGTATGGTGCATCGTTTTTCGCTAACGGTGCTACACCAAGCGGCATTCTAGAATACCCCGGAACAGTAAAAGATCCGTCTGGTATGAGGGATAGTTGGAATAAGGGGTTCTCGGGTTCTAACTCGCATAAGATAGCGATTTTAGAGGAAGGCATGAAGTATACGCCTATTTCTATTTCGCCTAACGAAGCACAGTTTCTTGAAACTCGTAAGTTTCAGATTAACGAGATCGCTCGTATTTTCAGAGTCCCACCACACATGGTTGGTGATTTGGAAAAATCAAGTTTTTCTAATATTGAGCAGCAGTCGCTGGAGTTTGTGAAATACACGCTGGATCCTTGGGTGGCGCGGTTTGAACAGTCTATTACGAGGCGGCTTTTTACTGATAAGGAGAAAGAAACCTATTATGTGAAGTTTAACGTGGATGGTCTTCTTCGAGGAGACTATCAGAGTCGTATGAATGGTTATGCTACCGCTCGTCAAAACGGTTGGATGAGCGCGAACGATATTAGACAGTTAGAAAACTTGGATAAGATTCCCGCCTGTGAGGGTGGTGACTTGTATTTGATTAACGGTAACATGCTCCCGCTTAACCGTGCTGGAGCGTTCACTGTAATTGGTAGAAATAAGTTAGGTGATTAAGATGAATTTGTGTCTTGATAATATTAATATAACATGTTATATTAATATTATTATAGTATAACTGTTTAGACAGTGGATGAATCATTTAGGCAACGAAGACATAACGAATTATCTTAACGTTAAGCGAAAAATAGAATTTAATCTCTATGGATACTTAGCTAAGATAATATCCTACACTATGAGAGTATACAACAAATTAATAATAGCAGAAAGGATGGAATAATTTATGTGACATTATAAAAAAATCATAAAATGTACAAGAATAGTGATCATTCGAGATAAAATCTGATTAATCTCAATCTTAGTTAAAGATGTTGTTTTTAAGGAGGTGCTTACAAATGATTAGAAAAAGAAAGATGTTATCAGCAATAACCACTTATGTAATGGTTGTTGGAATGTTGTTTTTCACATCCAATTCTGTTGCTTATGCGTATACTTTATCTCAACCAAAATCGTTTTATGATAGTATTTCATGGACATGGTTTTATAGCGATAAGGCTACGCCAGCATATAATTGTCTAGGATTTGCAACTGGTAGTATGACGTACGAATGGCCTAGTGACTTTGGTGATGATGGTGCTACTAAAGCGCAATTGGATAATTATCTGGCAAAGAAAGGTTATAGACCTTATAAATATGATCCATTTATTCTAGCGTATGGTCATTCTCCTGATAAAATTGTTCATTTTGCAAAGGTTACTGGTCTTAAGTGGTGCCGTGCTAAATGGGGACAATTGGAGCTGTTTAACCATGGTAGTCATGATCCTTATTACCCTAATTCTGTTTATGGTTCTTTGCAACACAAATACACTGCGAATTAGAATTCTAGGAGGTGTAATACTATGTCTAAGAAAAAAATGTATATTTCGCTAGGAACTTTACTTTTATTGGTTCTATTTGTATTTACTGGAATTTTTATTATTGGAAATAATCCAGCATCAAAGAATAGTGGGAATATAGCTCATAAATTGATGCCAGTAAACGTAGCTTATGCTGAAACGTTAGATGATATAAAGGGATCCATGAATAAGTTGATGGTGGAATTAGAAACTGAGACGAAGACTAATCCACAAGTGGCTATGCAGGCACATCCAGGAAAGATTATTAGGAATTCTAAAAACTATCAAAGAATATTGAAACTGGGACTGAAGGCAATTAAACCTCTTTACGATGCTATTTATGATAGTAGAGATGCTGGATGCTATGAATATATTCTAGCTATGGCTATTGAAGACATAACTGGCGAAAAGTTTGTTTACAATTCTGACTATGGTTGGAAAAATTCGTTAGAGTTTAGGATGGCTTATGACGAAAAAGTAAACAATACAAGGTTTAATGTTGAAAGAATCAGTAATAATGAAACTTTGAATGATCATGACCGAACTCAGAAATTTAAGGAATTAGGGATTTTTGCAGTTTCTGATTTAATTAAAGAGTATAGGAAAAGTGATTCCAAAGTTTCTAAACCATCGATATTAGAAGCTGTTAAGGGAATTACTAGTAAGTATAAAGAACTTGCAATAACGGAAAGAACTCCAACTGAGAGTATTCTAGATGAAACACAATTATTTGATTCTCTAGTTTCCTTAAATGGAAGAGCATACAAGTAAGGTGGATTATTTAACTGTAAAGCTAGTTCTTTAGGTATTATATGAGTGTTATACGAACATGAAGCGACCAAGAAAATCTTGGTCGCTTCTTTATATAAGAGAGGAGGAGCAAGGTAATGAGGAAGTTTTGGCAGTGGAAAAACCAAAAGGAAAACAATGAGAATAATGAGATTTTTGAGAGGACACTGTTTCTTAACGGTACGATTGCTGAAGAATCATGGTTTGATGATGATATTACACCACAACTTTTTAAAGACGAGTTAAACGCTGGTAGTGGAAATATTACCGTGTGGATTAACTCACCTGGCGGCGATTGTGTGGCTGCGGCACAAATCTATAACATGCTGATGGATTACAAGGGTTGTGTGACGGTCAAGATTGATGGGATTGCTGCGTCGGCGGCATCGGTTATTGCGATGGCTGGGACGAAGGTTTATATGAGCCCGGTGTCAATGCTTATGATTCATAATCCTATGACTGTTGCTTTTGGCAACAGAGGCGAAATGGAAAAAGCAATATCAATGCTTGATGAGGTTAAAGAGTCCATTATTAACGCTTACGAGATTAAAACAGGGCTTAACCGTGTGAAACTGTCGCATTTAATGGATTCGGAAACGTGGATGGATGCTAACAAGGCGGTAGAACTCGGGTTCGCGGACGGTGTTTTAACTAGAGGTGAAACTGCTGATATTGGCATACCACAGGTTTCAACATTGTATTCGAAAGCAAGCGTGCAAAACACGTTATTGGAAAAAATATCTAAAGCCTGCCGGATAAGCGGTAAGGAAACAAACAGTATTAGTGCAGACGATCTTATGGATCGTCTTTTTTTAATCAAAAATTGGAGGTAAACATGATGAACACTATTTCAAACATGGTTGAGAAACGTAACAAGGCTTGGCAGGGTGCGAAAGCTTTCCTTGAGTCTAAACGTGACAAGGACGGGCTTATTTCAGAAGAAGACGCGAAAACCTATGATGAGATGGAAGCGAAAGTGAAAGCTTACAGTATGGAAATTGAACGCTTGGAGCAGATGGAAAAAATGGATAAGGAGCTTTCAAAACCAACATCTGAGGCGATTGTTGCAAAACCCATGAAAACGGGTGTTAACCTTGAAAAACAAGGGCGTGCGCGTGACGAGTATAAGCAGGCGATGCTTACAGCTCTACGTTCTAACTTCAAAAAGTTGGACAATATTCTTCAAGAGGGTCTTGATTCTGACGGTGGGTATCTTGTGCCGGAAGAGTATGATAATCGTCTGATTGAAACGTTGAAAGAAGAAAACATTATTCGCTCTCTTGCTACCACGATTACTACTAGTGGCGAGCGTAAGATTAATGTTGCGATGAGTGATCCTGCGGCGGCTTGGATTGAAGAAGGTGCAAGTCTTAACTTTGGGGATTCCAAGTTTGCTCAAATCCTGCTTGACGCTCATAAGCTTCACGTTGCGGTAAAAGTTACTGAAGAACTCTTGTATGATAATGCGTTTAACCTCGAGAATCATCTTCTCACATCCTTCGGTATGGCGTTAGCTAACGCTGAGGAAGACGCTTTTCTTAACGGTGATGGTGTGGGAAAACCGACTGGTATTTTCAACAAGAAAGACGGCGGCACGTTCCTTAAAGAAACTACCGGTATTAAAACTGATGATCTGATTGATCTTGTTCACGCTTTGAGGCGACCATACCGTAAAAACGCGAGTTTTATTATGAACGATAAAACAGTCGCGAGCATACGAAAACTTAAAGACAATAATGGCGCGTACGTTTGGCAGCCTTCATACCAGGATGATGAGCCGAACAGGATTCTCGGATACCCTGTTTACACGTCTGCTTACGCGCCTGAAAACATGGTGGCTTTTGGCGACTACTCGTACTACAACATTGGTGATCGTGGTTCACGCTCGTTTAAAGAGCTTACCGAGCTTTTCGCTGGAAACGGCATGATAGGTTTCGTTGCTAAAGAGCGTGTAGACGGCAAACTCGTGCTTAAAGAAGCAGTACAGATTCTGCCTGTTAAAACAAGCGTAGCAGCCTAAAAGACGGCTAAAAGTTAAGGAGGGGTGTTGATGATAGTTACAGTTGAGGAAGCAAAAAACTATCTTAGGGTGGATAGTAGAGAAGATGATGAGCTTATCAACACCCTTATTCGTTCTGCTGAAAAACTCTGCCAGGGAGTAGCTCGTAAGAACGATAGTAGTTTGATTAGTGAAAACTTTGACGAGTATCGGCTCGCAGTCTTATACGCTACAGGCTACTTGTATGAGCATCGGGAAGAAGCAGACCACCACGCGCTTATGCTTACCTTACGTTCGATGCTTTTTACTGTTAGAAAAAGGGGGTTTTAAATGAGAATAGGTTTATTAAACGAGCGTATTATGCTGCTTAAAACCAGTGTTGAAGTTGATGATATTGGTAACCATAAGATTAAGTGGAGTAAATATTACGAGTGTTACGCCACGGTGAGTGCTGAAAGTCCCGTAGAGCAGACTTCGGCAGGAAACGTGTGGGATGAGTCAAAAATAGATTTTACTATCCGCTATTCGAAAGAAACAGCTGCAATATCATCGCTTGGTTACAGGATTATTTTCCATGATACGGTTTATGAGATTTTAGGTGTTGACCACATGAATTATAAGAAGAAAAGCCTGAAACTTCACTGTAAGAGGTGTAAAAAGTGAGCAAAACAGGAGTAGATAATCTTTCAAACAGGATAATAAAAGAACTTAAAACTTACGCGGATACTACGAGTGAGAAAGTAAAAGAAGCAGTTAAAAACGTGAGTAAAACCGTTAAAGAAGATATAGAAAACACTGCTCCGAAACACACAGGTAAGTATGCGAAAAGTTGGGCGCTGAAAACTGTTAAAGAAACAGAAAACGCTCTCACACTGGTAGTTCACTCAAAAAACAAGTATCAGCTTACACACTTGTTAGAGTACGGACATGCTAAACGAGGTGGCGGACGCGTGGGAGCAAGAGCACACATTAAGCTTGCGGAAGAAAAAGCGGTTAAAAGCTTCGAAGAAAAAATAAGGGAGGCAATAGAACATGACTAGACTTTTAAGCATTATGAAAGAGATAGGTTTTCCTTTTGCTTATCACCATTTTGCTGAAGGAGAGTCCCCCTCTCCACCGTTTCTTGTGTTTCTTACGCCTGCAAGCAGTAATTTCGCGGCAGACGGGAAAGTGTATTTTAAAGCAAACGAAGTTCATATCGAACTATACACAGATTATAAGAATCCTAGTGTGGAAGAAAAAGTTGAAGCCGTGCTTGATAGGCGCGGCATTTTTTATAACAAAACAGAGACGTTCATAGAGTCGGAAAAGCTTTATGAAACACTCTACATTTTTGAAATGGAGGTAACAGAAAATGGGTAACAAGGTTAAATACAATCTTAAAAACGTGTACGCGGCAAAACTTAAAAAAGACGCAGGCGGAAGTTTTAACTATGATGCACCTAAGCCTATTCCGGGAGCTGTGAGCATAAGCCTTGATGCGGAAGGTGAATCCTCACCGTTTTACGCTGACGGGATTGTCTACTTCAGGTCGACTGCGAACAACGGTTACAGTGGCGACTTGGAAATGGCTCTCATACCTGAATGGTTTAGAACAGAAATATTAAAAGAAAAACTTGATAAAAACGGTGTGCTGGTAGAAAAAGCAACTACCGGTGAAGCGGAAAAGTTCGCACTTCTTTTTGAGTTTGACGGTGATGTTAAAGCAATCCGCCACGTGCTTTATAACTGCTCGGCTTCCAGACCTTCTATCGCTTCGGAAACTAAGGAAGACACGATAGAACCGGGTACGGAAACACTCTCGCTTACGGCTGATCCTAGAGAAGATGGGCTTGTGAAATCGCGTAGCGGAGATACGACATCTGATGAAACTTACGCTAACTGGTATAAGAGCGTGTACGTTCCTCAAAACACGACAGAGGCTAAGCCTAAGTAAAAAGGAGTGGTGAGCATGATTGAAAAAACAGTAAAAATCGGTGGCAAAGACGTGAAGTTTCGCTCTTCTGCCACTATTCCAAGACTGTATCGCATCAAATTCAAGCGTGATATTTTTCAGGATCTTTCCAAGCTGGAAAAATCGTATAAGACTAAAAGCACCGGGTTTGAGATTGATGATCTGGAGATTTTTGAAAACGTAGCCTATATCATGGCCTACCATGCAGATAACACGATTCCTGAAACGATTGAAAAATGGCTCGATGAGTTTGAAATGTTTTCTATCTACGAGGTTCTGCCTGAAATTTTAGAGCTTTGGGGTGCGAATTTACAAACACAGGTTCAATCTAAAAAAAAGTTACGTCAACTACAAGAGAAATGACCACCGCGTTATTTCTTCTTAGATGCACAGAAATCGGGATAAGCATTTGCGAGCTGGATCTTTTAACCATCGGCATGATTTTAGACATGTGGACGGAGAAAGCAAACGATAACGTGAAATACGATAGGCTCGCAAGCCAGGCAGAATTCGACAGGTTCTAGACGAGAACCAAGCATTCTTATCCCTGACGTTAAAATATCTGATTTTTTCATACCTAAATTTAAGAGTAAAAGGAGGTGAAGTTATGGCAAACAGGATTAAAGGTATTACCGTTGAAATCGGTGGAGATACGACAGGCTTGGATAAAGCGTTAAAAGATGTGAATACGACTATCAGATCCACGCAAGCTCAGCTTCGTGACGTAAACAGGTTGTTAAAACTGGATCCGTCCAACGCTAAACTTTTAGCACAAAAACAGCAATTATTGCAGCAGGAAATAGCAAACACTTCCGAGAAACTTAACGCTTTAAAACAGGCTGATAAGCAGGCTAAAGTACAGCTTGAAAACGGGGATCTCGGTAAAGACAAGTATGATGCTTTGCAGCGTGAGATTATTGAAACCGAGCAGAATCTTAAAAATTTAGAACAGCAGGCAAAGAAAGTCCCTTCAGCATTAGCAGTTTCTATGAAAGAAACTGGGGATAAAATTAAAAGTGTCGGTGAGAAAACAGCCCAAGTCGGCACAAGCTTATCCACGCATGTTACCGCACCAATTGTGGGGCTTGGAGCCGCGTCTTTAGCCGCGTTTAACGAAGTTGATGCGGGCATGGATACGATTGTTACTAAAACAGGTGCAACAGGAAAAGCACTGGAGGGTATGCAAGATAGTATGAAAAATCTTGCTACCAGTATTCCTACTGATTTTCAAACCGCAGGTGCTGCTATCGGCGAGGTGAACACCAGATTCGGTTTAACAGGTAAAAGCCTTGAAGACCTGTCAGGCAGGTTTATTAAATTTGCTCAAATTAACAACATGGATGTTTCCACGGCTGTTGATAACACGCAGAAAGTTGTGGCTGCTTTTGGGCTTAAAGCACAGGACGCCGGGGCTTTACTTGATACGATGAACGCAGTCGGTCAGCGTACCGGTGTCAGCATGGATACGCTTGCTAAAACCATGGTTACTAACAGTGCCTCCTTACAGCAGCTCGGGTTTAGTGCATCGGATGCTGCTAATTTCTTAGGCAATGTTGAAATGTCCGGTGCTGACACGTCACAGGTTATGACAGCTCTAACTAAAGCACTAGCTGCTGCTACAGCTAAAGGCACGCCTATGAAACAGGCTTTAGAAGATATTCAAAACAGTATGGTGAATGCGAAAAGCGACACTGAAGGTTTAAAAGTAGCTTACGAGCTGTTTGGTAAGCGTGCAGGTGCGGCTATTTATCAGGCGTGTAAAAACGGTTCACTGTCTTTTGCTGAGCTTGGTACTTCCCTTAAAGATAATGCCGGCAGCGTGGAGAAAACGTTTAACGAAACGCTTGATCCGATAGATAAGTTTAAGACTTCAATGAATAGTCTGAAAATCGTGGGAGCAGATCTTGGCAGTTCTCTTGCAACGGTTTTACAGCCTATGCTTGAAAAGTTCGCTTCCTGTATGAAGTCTTTAAGCGAAGCCTGGAACGGCTTGTCTCCTGGAATGAAGGATGCGATAGTAAAAATTACGCTTATTGCGGCAACAGTCGGTCCTGTACTCATTGTGATCGGGAAAATTATTAGTGCTGTTGGAACAATCACTTCTGCTCTGGGAGGTCTTATCGGACTTCTTGGAGGAACAGCCACAGCCACTACTGCGGTAGGTGTGGCAGGAGGAGCCAGTGCGGCAGGAACAGCGGCGGCAGGGACAGCAGCCGGAACAGCGGCTGTTGGGTTTGGTGCGTTAAACGTTTCGCTTCTTCCTATTATCGCTATTATTGCGGCGATTATTGCCGCGGTTGTAGCGATTATTGCGATTATTAAAAACTGGGGTGCTATAAGCGAATGGTTTAAAAACCTGTGGCAGAGTGTTTGCCAGAGCGTGAGCAGTATTTGGCAAAACATCTCGGAGTTTTTCCAAAACGTATGGCAAGGCTTAGTTCAAGTTTTTACCGGCGTGTGGGATACGATTAAAAACGTGCTCACGGTAGCACTCATGTTTATCGTAGAACTTATCAAAGGCTATTTTTCGCTTATCACACTACCGTTTAGGTTTATTTGGGAAAACTGTAAAGACGTGATTATAGGCGCATGGGATGCGATTAAAACCACGGTAAGCAGCGTGCTTGAAGCCATAAACAGTGTAATAACAAGTGTTATGAACACGATTATGTCGTTTATAACAAGCGTCTTAAACACTATAAGCAGTGTGTTTACGAGCGTTTTCAATGCGATTTTAAGTGTTGTAACATCTGTTTTTAACAGCATAAAATCAGTGGCTGAAACGATATGGAATGGAATTTGCAGTGTTATAACAAACGTGGTGAACACGGTTAAAAATACGGTTTCTACAGTGTTTAACGCGGTGGCAGGCGTTGTAGGCAACGTATTTAACGGTATTAAAAACACGGCCGTATCAATTTGGAATGGTATTAAAAACGCTATCATCACTCCGATTGAAGCGGCGAAAAACAAGGTTAAAGCGGTAGTTGACGCTATAACAGGCTTTTTTGCAGGTATTAGACTTAGTCTTCCTCATATTAAACTGCCTCATTTTAGTATTAAAGGACACTTCTCACTCGCACCACCGTCTGTACCGTATCTTGCTATCGACTGGTATAAGAAGGCAATGAATAAGCCGATGCTGTTAAACGGGGCGACTATCTTCGGTGAGAAAAACGGGCATTTGCTTGGCGGCGGTGAAAAAGGACCTGAGGTGATTATGGGGCTTGATACTTTGCAGAATATGAGTGCGGGAGCAAACACGCAAATGCTTAGTGTTATGAACCAGATTCTAGCGATTATGGACGCGTATTTCCCACAGTTTTCCAACCAGAGTATTGTGCTTGACTCAGGCGAGCTTGTCGGCGGTATTGCAAACAAGATGGACAGTGAGCTTTTCAAACTGCAAACAAGAAAAACAAGGGGGTGGTAAACGTGTATGGGATGACAATAGGAAACTTACATAGTTTTAAAGATTTAGGCTTAGTTCCAACACTTAAGCCACATGTTAATCTACCCTCCCCAAGGTTTAGCTATCTGGAAGTGCCGGGAAGATTGGGAAGTTTTGATCTTACGGAAAGCTTAGCAGGTGAAGTTTTATACGAGATGCGTGAAGGCTCTTTTGAGTTTATTGTCGCAGATAAAGGTGTGTGGCAGAAAGCTTACGAGAGGCTTAAACGTGATGTTCACGGGCTTAAAACAACCCTTGTATTGGACAGTGAATCTTCCTTTTACTATCAGGGTCGAGTGTGGGTAAGTGATTTTAAATCGGATAAAAACTATGAAACGATTACGCTTAACTACAGGCTAAACCCTTATAAGCACAGTGTTTTAGACATGGAAACAGGTGGCGTGTACACGTTAAAAAACGTGCAGGTTAAAGACAAAAAAGAAATCAGGCTTACCCGTGATTGTGATATGACGCTTATACCTGAATTTACTAATAAAACACTGAACACGCTAAGCGTTGATTTTAACGGAAAAACCTACAGTCTAAAACAAGGCGTATCTCGTTTCCCTGAACTTAGAACACGCGAAAATAATATGACGCTTACGTTTCAAGGCACAGGCACGCTTGATATTTCCTACCTAAGGGGGTGGTTATAAATTGTACAGAATAACTCTTGATGAAACAGCCTTGTATTATCCAGGCGACACTAAGAATGTTCTTCTTGATGCGACGCTTAACGTGGAGCTTAACACTGCAGGCACGCTCGTGTTTACCTGTCCGAAAGAAAATCCCTGCTATGAGAAGTTTTTTAACAGAAAATCAGTAGTGAGCGTGTATCGAGGTGAGAAAGAAATTTTTACCGGAGAGGTAAGAGAACAGGAGAAAGACTTAAACCAAAACAAGAAAGTAGTGTGTGTAGGTCTTTTAACGTATCTTGCAGACAGTATTCAGCCGCAGAGAGAATACCATGATCACACACCTTACCAACTGTTGGAAAAATTCCTAAACATTCATAACGAGCAGGTGGATGACAGGAAAAAGATTCATATCGGAAAAGTAAGCGTGACAGATCCCAATAATTCCCTGTACAGGTTCACCAATTTTGAGACAACGCTTGAAGCGATTATGGGAAAAATGGTTGATAAGCTGGGCGGATACTTAAAGCTAAGACGAGAAAAAGACGGGATGTACCTTGATTATCTTCGCTTGGAAGAAATGGGTAAAATGGCGAAACAGCCGGTTGAGTTTGGTCTTAATATGCTTGATTATACTGAAAACTTATCGGCAGAAGATGTTTCTACAGCGATTATCCCTTTAGGTAAAGAACTGGAAAGTGAAAACAGTAAAAACGAGGTTCTTAAAAAATACACTGATATTACAAGCGTTAATAACGGGAAGAACTATCTTGTTTCCACTCAGGCAAAGAGCGCGTTTGGCTGGGTTTGTAAAGTCGTTAGATGGGATGATGTGAGTGTTCCTGAAAACCTGTTACGTAAAGCATCTCTTTGGCTTAAAGATAATCAGTTCGAACAGACAGAGCTTAACTTAAGTGCGGTTGACTTATCCGAGTTTGACCTTGATTTTGAAACTATTGAGTGCGGAGACAGAGTTAGGTGCATAGCATCGCCTTTTGGCATGGACCGGGTATTTCCCGTGATGAGACAGTCTATTCCATTGCAAAAACCCGGTGAGATGAAAATAGTTCTGGGCAGTCAAACCAGGCGAAGCTACGTGCAAAGCTCACATGATTCTGTTCAAAGTCTGCGTGAAGAAAGCCTTGCAACAAGAAAAATAGATAACGAGCGTGTGCAAAGTGAAATCAACAATATTAAAGCACAGATGAACATCACCTCAGGCGGATATAAGGTAACAGAATATGATGATTCAGGCAGGTGGCTAAGAGACCTTTATATGGATACGCCTGATAAGAATACTGCTACGAAAGTCTTGCAGGTTAATATGAACGGGATCGGCGGAAGCCATAACGGTTTTGCAGGACCTTATAATACGGCAATTACTTTAGACGGGCGTGTTTACGGAGATAGGATTATCGGGCATTCGATTGATGCTGAGAAACTTTCAGTTTCTTACACTTCGCAGGTGGAAAAGCAGATTAGTAACGCAAAACAGGAAGCTATTTCTGATAGTGATGAGAAGCTTAAAAGCTACTATACGATAAATGAGGTTAACACCAAGTTTTCTGTAACGGATCGAAAGATTGAGTCAAGTGTTGAAACAGTTAATCAGAAACTGGAGCAGAAAAATGGTAACTATTACGGCACGTATACTCCCTACTCTTCTAATGCTCCGGCTAACTCTTGGACAAGCAGAAGTGAGAAGTTAAACCACGTGGGAGATTTTTTCTTCGATACTCAAACAGGCTACGCCTACAGGTATCGGGTTAAAAGAGACTGCTTAGAAATTAAGTTTAACAGTAATTGCCGTACGGAAAGCGCAAACTATGATTGGGTGGAAGTTTTCTATGAGTCTGAGGGTAAGATTCACGTTTTACCGAAACTTGGCGGTACGGACATAGCAGGTAAAAGCATCTTTGTGCCAAGCAATATGTTCTGGCTTTATTTTAGAAGTGATGGTTCAAGCCATGATTATTACGGTTTTAAGATTGATGCGATAAGAAAAAGCAGTTCAAGGCAAGAAGTTCAAGATAGTTTAGCGGTTTTACCTAACGATGCCGGAAACATAATAGAACTGTCAGGCAGCACTTATCCTGAGTCAGAGCATGATCCGTATCAGGATAATACGAGAAAACTCTGGCGGTATACGTCAAATGAGAGTCTTGACAGTTATCTGGAGTTTGATTGGGTTAGAGTCAGTGACAAAGACATTCAGGCGGCTAAAGATACAGCTGACAGAGCTATATCTAAAGTTTCTATTGTTGAAGATTCGATTACCTCCATGGTGAAAAAGGGTGAGTTTGGTTCGTTTATGCGGCAAAACTACAACAGTTTTCTGATTGGGTTTAACGAGTCAAGCAACTATGTTCAAATCACTGCAGGGCAAATAGGTCTTTACAATGGGTCGATTGATTCTGATAGTAAGCGTGCCGTATTTGATCAAAACGGTAACCATTTTTATCGTGATGGCTACTATGTGGGAAAAATCGGAACGAATCAGTGGAATAAAGACGACTCTCATAAAGGGCTCGTGTTTGACCTCTCTCCTGAAGGAAAGTATATGGCTTTCGCACAAAAAGAATCATCCTATTCTAATTCGTATAATACGATGCTTTGTTTTTCACGCTCAGGCAGTATATATGACGAGTATGGCTTGCATTTAGGCTGCAACTTTTATGCCCACGGTTTCAAGGTTATAAACCCGCAGTGGGAAGGAGGATTTGGAACTACGGCAACCATTCATTATGTGCAGGTACTTGATGTGGATGAGTACGGCAAAGTAAGAAGATGGGGTGAAAACGGGCGCATGGTATTTAAAAACGGTATCCTCATGGACTTGACTTTCTACAACTAAGGAGATGAATATGGCAGAACTTATTATTAACACAAACGAGGTTGTGATAAACGAAGGTACTAAAAACAGTGACATAAAAGTCGCTAAAACTGCTGATGAGAGTATGGAAATAGAGCAGTTTATCAGCAACAGTAAGTACGCAAAGATGATAGAAGACATCAATCACAAACTTGATATTCTAATCGAGGAAAAGGAGGTGGAAGATGGAAAAGCCGACCATTAACTATGCGATAGCTACACAAAAGTTTAGAGCGAAGTTAAGCGATGAGATAGTGTCTTTGCAAAAAAGCATCCCTATCCCGACCTACATGGTTGAAGGCATAATCGCATCAATTTTAGCTGACATACGCTCAGCAGTGATAGCTGAAAACACGATGGAACATGTTGCTTTTAGTGAGGAAAACACAAAGTATTACGAAGAACAGTTAGAAAAACTAAACGAAGAAATCCTAAAACTTAAAGCAGAAAAAGAAGAAAAACCATAAGGAGGAAAGCCTTATGTATAGAGGAACAACACCTACAAACGTGTTCAGGACAGATGTGGATTTAGAAAACGCATCTGTCCTTTTTGTTAGCTATAAGCAAAACGGAAAAGTTGTTTTAGAAAAAAGCTTAGAGGATGTGAGTATTAAAAAGACGCTTGTAACAGTCAATCTCACGCAGAAAGAAACACTTTTGTTTCAAGACGGTATTGTCACGATTCAAATCAGAGCCAAGTTTCCCGACAACACGGCTATCGCTTCAAATCTGATACGAACAACAGCTGAAGAAATAGTAAAGGACGGTGAGATTTAATGGCAGAACTACAGGCAAGTTTTAAACACAATACAGATATGAGCGCATCTTTTGAAAGCATCATAAAAGTAACAGGCGAAGAAACAACAGATTACAACAGGCTTACTAACCTGCCGAAAATTAACCAAGTAAAGCTTATAGGCAATAAAACGCTTTTAGAGCTGGGACTTTGCTCTATCAGCAATATTGAACTCGAAGAACTACTTAAATAAGGAAGGAAATTATTATGCAAACCAAATTTTTAGACAACAACGGACTTTTATACGTTTGGAAGAAAATCAAAGAAAGCTTTGTGAAAAAAGAAGAGCTGACAAAAGCCTTGGAAACAGTGCCGAAGAAAGTCACGGATTTAAGTGATGCGGCAAACTATGCACAAGTATCTTCAGTGCCAACCAAGGTGGAAAACCTGACAGATGCATCAGAATACGCGAAGAAAACCGACATCGTGACAAACGTAGAAAATCTTCAAGGTATTGATGCGTATGCGAAAACAAGTGCGCTGCCGACAAAAGTAGAACAGCTGGAAGACGCAGCGAATTATGTGAAAAAGACAGACCTTACTGAAGAGGTAAAGCATCTTGTCGGCAACATTCAATCAATTGATTTTAAGGTGGTTGATAGCCTGCCTCAGACAGGTGATAAGGCAACAATCTATCTTATAAGCGATAACAAGGGCGAAAACGATGCATATGATGAATACATTTATGTAAACGACAGGTTTGAAAAAATCGGTACAACATCAGTTGATTTAAGCGACTATGTGAAAAAAGAAGATGTTAAAAGTATCAGCAATGAAGAAATCGATGCACTGTTTGTGTAGGTGAAACTTATGGCAGACAAGTTTTTAGGCAAAGAAGGTTTACTTAGGCTGATAGAAAAACTGAAAGAAAAATTTGCCACACTGGACAGTCCTGCTTTTACGGGAAAACCGACCGTTAAAACACCAACCTATAAACCGGACACCAGAGGAAAAGAAATCGTTAACCGTGAATACGTGGATTTCGTAACAAAGCTGCTGATACATCAGGAAATGCCTAAGCTGCCCAAGCAGTTCAAATGGGTTATTAGACCTGATTCTTGGCAGGAAGTACTAGATGGTTATGTGTATGGCTTTTTTAACGAAAAATATTACAAGCCACATAAAGAACAGTACCCCAACAATGCACAGGAACAGAATGTAACACTTGATATAAAAATCGACTATGAAAGCCTACCGTATACGAGGTTTTATGGCATGGGAGATATTAAGGAGGTTTGCAAACTAACTATGGCAATCGGCAGTGATTGGCGGATTTACTGTTATGGGGATAAACCTTCAAACGAAATACCGGTAATTATTACATTTATGCAGGTAGAAGATGTAACTGATCTTATTAAGGAGGCGGTAGAATGAAAGAATTTTGGAATACACTACAGCTGGCTTTCACAGTAGTAGGCGGCTGGCTGGGATACTTTTTAGGCGGGTGCGATGGTTTAATCCTCGCACTTCTTTTATTTGTGGTAACTGATTACATCACAGGCGTGATGTGTGCGGCGATTGATAAAAAGCTTTCAAGCAGCGTGGGTTTTAAGGGCATCTTTAGAAAGGTGCTCATTTTTATGCTTGTTGGCATAGCAAACATTATAGATTTTCAGGTTATTAAGCAAGGAAGCGTGATTAGAACCGCGGTAATTTTCTTCTACCTATCTAACGAAGGACTTTCACTTATCGAAAACGCGGCTCACCTAGGGCTTCCCGTGCCTGAGAAATTAAAAAACGTTTTAGAACAATTACACGACAAGAACAGAAAGGACAATACTCATGAGTAAAAAAGGAATAGACGTATCAGTATGGCAGGGTGACATTGATTTCAACTCGGTAAAAGCATCCGGCGTTGAGTTTGTGATCATTCGAGCAGGATACGGTATCGGACACAAAGACAAGTGGTTTGAGGAAAACTATCGTAAAGCAAAAACAGCAGGTCTTGATGTGGGAGCTTACTGGTATTCGTACGCAAGCTCTGCAGGCGAAGCGTCTGAGGAAGCTCAAAGCTGCGTGAACATACTTTCAGGTAAGAGTTTTGAGTACCCAGTTTACTTTGATTTAGAAGAAAAAAGCCAGCTTAACCGTGGACGAGCTTTCTGTGATTCTTTGATTACAAGTTTTTGTAATAAGCTGGAAACTTACGGGTATTATGCAGGTTTTTACACCTCGCTTTCAGTAGCTAATAATCTTGTGTCCTCTCATGTTAGAGACCGTTACGCTCTATGGATTGCACAGTGGAATACGCACTGTGATTATCAAGGCTCATATGGTCTTTGGCAATACTCGTCAAGTGGCAGCGTGGGTGGAATAGCCGGAAGAGTTGACATGGATTATGCTTACGTAGATTATCCAAGCGTGATTAAAAAAGCCGGTCTAAACGGATATAAAAACGGAGGCTCTTACACTGCTCCTCAAACATCAAGCATTGATGAAGTGGCACGAGAAGTTATTAACGGTGATTGGGGTAACGGAACTGAGCGTAAAAACCGTTTAACCTCTGCCGGATACGATTATACGAGCGTGCAAAATAAAGTTAATGAACTTCTTGGTGTGAAAGCCTATAGAAAGTCGGTTGATGAGCTTGCACGTGAAGTAATCCGAGGCACGTGGGGTAACGGCAGCATGCGAAAACAGCGTCTAACTCAAGCAGGATACGATTATGATGCAGTACAAAAACGAGTAAACGAACTCTTGTAAAACAGTTTGAAACACTTATAAAGCCCGAGGCTTGTTCCTACATTGGAGCAATCCTCGGGCTTTTTTTATTTTTGAAAACTTTTTTAGAAAAACCGTCAGATTATCACCTTTCCCAAGGCTACCCCCATAGAAGGGCACAAAGTCCTTTTAGAAAGGAGGCGGCATATGAAACAAAAACTTGTCGTAAGTGTTTCAAAAAAGCCTAAAGAAGAAGGGCTTGCAAGTTGCAAACCTATCGGGCTGAGAGAAAAAATCATCCGATTCTTCCTCGGAAAGAAAGAAGACATCATGGTCTTTATTCCAAGTAACAGAATCGATGAAGTCGTGGTTCAAAACAAGAAAGGTGAATAAGAATGAACGAAAACACGGTAAAAAAGATAATTGGCGATCTTGAATCACTGATTTGTCACCTAAAAGAGATCACGGGTGAAACAACACATAAGACGCCACCAAAACAAGTACCTGAAACTAAAAAGGTAAGTCTTGAACAGGTGCGAGCAGTTTTAGCAAAACTTAGCCAGCTGGGAAAGACAGCTGAGGTGAAGAAACTCATCGTAAAACACGGTGCGCAAAAGCTCTCAGATATCCCTGAAAGCGAGTATGCGAGCCTATTGCATGAAGCGGAGGGAATTAAAGGTGACTAAGCATGCTTTACTTTCCCCTTCTTCTGCTCACAGGTGGATTAAGTGTACTCCGAGTGCTGTTTTAGAAGAAAAGTTTGAAAACACTACTTCTGCGGCGGCTGAGGAAGGAACAGCGGCACACGCGTGGTGTGAGTATAAGCTGAATAAGCTTCTTAACCGTCCGTGTGAAAAACCGTCAACCGAGTATGACTCAAACGAGATGCAGGAATGCTCGGATGCTTACGTGGATTTCGTAATGGAAAAATACGAGCAGGCAAAGCTTAACTGTCAAGATCCTATCCTTCTCATAGAGCAGAAAGTTGATTTTTCAGCTTACGTGCCGGACGGGTTTGGTACGGCGGACTGCATTATTGTAGGCGAAAAAACGCTGCAGGTTATCGACTTTAAGTACGGTCAAGGCGTGCTGGTGGACGCTTACGAGAATCCTCAGATGAAATGCTACGCGCTTGGAGCTTTAACGCTTTTCGACAGCTTGTATGAGATTCAAACTGTTGAGATGAGTATTTTTCAGCCAAGACGTGACAACGTATCCACTTTTACGCTACCTGTCACGGAGCTAATCTGTTGGGCTGAAAGCGTGCTTAAACCTAAAGCAGAGCTTGCTATTAAAGGCGAAGGCGAATTTGAAGCCGGTGACTGGTGCAGGTTTTGCAGGGCAAAAGCCACGTGCCGTAAACGGGCGGAAGAAAACCTTAAACTTGCAGAACTTGAGTTCAAACCGCCTTCGCTTCTAACAGATAGTGAGATTGAAGAAGTGCTCACGCTTATCCCACAGTTAACAAAGTGGGCTGATGATGTTCTAGCGTACGCCACAGATTCCGCTATTAACCACGGCAAAGAGTGGTCTGGTTTCAAACTCGTAGAAGGCAGATCAGTTCGCAAGTTTAAGGATGAGACAGCGGTTATTGAAAAAGCGAAAGCTCATGGCTTTACCGACATTTTCAAAACTAGTCTTATCGGTTTAACGGAAATGCAAAAACTGATGGGCAAGAAAAAATTTGAGGATATTCTGGGCGACCTCATTATCAAACCGTCCGGAAAACTTACGCTCGTACCGGACTCGGATAAGCGGGCAAAAGTCAATGTTTCAAACGCAAATAACGAATTCAAAAAGGAGAATTAGTACTATGTCTAAATTAAATAACACGAAAGTTATCACCGGTAAAAACACGCGTCTTTCCTATTTCAACGGTTGGGAGCCAAAGTCTATTAACGGCGGTCCTGAAAAATATAGTGTTTCACTGCTTATCCCTAAAAGTGATGTTGAAACGATTACGGCTATTGAGAAAGCTATTGATGCTGCGATTGAGGAAGGTGTCGGCAAGTTCGGCGGTAAAAAACCAAACAAGCAAGCGATAAAGCTACCACTGAGAGACGGGGATATTGAGCGTGATGATGAAGCATATAAAGGACATTACTTCATTAACGCAAACTCAACCATGGCTCCGCAGATTGTAGACAAGCAGGTAAAACCAATCATGGATCGCAGTGAAGTGTATTCAGGCTGCTATGCGAGGGTTTCCATCAACTTTTACGCGTTTAACTCTAACGGTAATAAGGGAATTGCTTGCGGTCTTGGCAATATTCAAAAGATTCGAGACGGTGAGCCGCTCGGCGGACGTAGCCTCGCAACCGATGATTTTACGACTTTAGAAGATGATGACTTTCTAGCCTAAGGAGCATGTGAAGATGATTAGCTGGTTTGTTGGAATATTTGCTGGCGTATTGCTTCTTGATTTCGTGGTAAGAAAACTTGTCAGTCTTTATATCGAAGTCAAAAACATGCTGAACAGAAAGTAAGAAAGTCAAGGAGGTGGCAGGTTTTCTGTCACCTCTTTTCTTAACTTGGAGGTGATGTAATTTGGAAAATTTGAGTATAGATTTAGAGACGTTTTCCTCCGTTGACCTTAAAAAATGTGGGGTTTACAAATACGCAGAATCAGATGATTTTGAAATACTGCTCTTTGGCTACAGTGTGGACGGTAGTGAAGTTCAGGTCGTTGACTTAGCACAAGGTGAAACCATACCCGAGGTTGTGCTTTCTGCTTTAACGGATGAAACGGTGACCAAGTGGGCGTTTAACGCTCAGTTTGAAAGAGTCTGCTTATCACGCTATTTGCGAGATAAGGGCATCAATGTTAACCCCGGTAAGACAGGAAAAAGTGAAGGCTTGTTTTTAAATCCCTGCTCGTGGCATTGCACAATGATCTGGTCAGCCACCCTGGGGCTACCCATGTCGCTTGAAAACGTGGGAGCAGTACTGGGGCTTGATAAGCAGAAACTCACTGAGGGTAAGAATCTTATTAAATACTTCTGCCTACCGTGTAATCCTACGAAAGTAAACGGTGGAAGAACAAGAAACAAGTATTTTCACGATAAAGAAAAGTGGGATCTGTTTAAATCGTATAACAAGCGTGATGTTGAAGTTGAGATGAGTATTCAAGAAAAGCTCTCACGCTTTCCCGTACCAGACTTTTTATGGCAGGAATTTTATCTCGACCAAGAGATTAACGACCGTGGGATTGAAATAGATTCTCTTTTCGTTGAGTCAGCTATAAAACTTGACTTAGAGGTGAAAACGCATCTCATGAGTGAGCTTAAGCATGTTACGGGTTTAGAAAACCCGAATTCCGTGTTACAGATGCGCTCTTGGCTTAAAGAGCATGGTCTTGAAATGGAGTCGCTTGGTAAAAAAGAAGTCGCTAAAGAACTTAAAACAGTGGGTAAAGAGTTGTCGGAAGTTTTACGGCTTCGCCAGCAGCTTGCCAAATCCTCTGTGAAAAAGTATACGGCGATGAAAAACGCTGCCTGCATGGATTATCGGGAGCGTGGCATGTTTCGCTTCTATGGTGCAAACCGTACAGGAAGGTTTGCGGGAAGGCTCGTGCAATTACAAAACCTGCCACAAAACCATCTGCCTGATCTAGCTGAGGCTAGAAGTCTTGTTAAACAAGAAAATGTTGAAGCTTTGGAAATGCTTTATGAGGATATTCCGGATACCTTATCGCAGCTTATCCGCACTGCTTTTATTCCACGCACGGGATTTAAGTTTATTGTCGCAGACTTTTCAGCGATCGAAGCGAGAGTCTTGGCTTGGCTTGCAGGTGAAAAATGGCGTATGCGAGTATTCGCGGAAGGTAAAGACATCTACTGCTCGTCAGCCTCTCAAATGTTTGGCGTACCTGTTGAAAAACACGGAGTAAACGGGCACCTGCGGCAGAAAGGTAAGATCGCGGAACTCGCTCTTGGATACGGCGGCTCTGTTGGAGCGTTAAAAGCCATGGGAGCACTCGACATGGGTCTTACCGAAGAGGAGCTGCAGCCACTTGTTGACGCGTGGAGATCATCTAACCCGATGGTGACAACACTGTGGTGGGATGTGGACAAAGCGGTAAAACAGTGTGTACACGAACACGTATCTGTTCGAACACACAATATTGTGTTCACTTACAAGAGTGGGTTTCTTATCATCGAACTGCCTTCGAAAAGATGCCTTTACTATGTGAAGCCACGTGTGGAAGAAAACAAGTATGGTGGCGAATCAGTCACCTATGAGGGTGTTGGATCTACTAAAAAATGGGAGCGGCTGGAAAGCTACGGTCCTAAATTCGTGGAAAACATTACGCAAGCTATAGCTCGTGACATTCTACTTTACGCCATGCAAACACTGAAAGAATATCGCATTGTCGCGCACGTGCATGATGAAGCCATCATCGAAACCGATAAAAGTGCGAGTGTTCAAAGCGTGTGCGAGCTAATGGGAAGAACACCACCTTGGGCAGAGGGTTTACTTCTTAGAGCTGACGGCTACGAGTGCGAGTTTTACAAAAAAGATTAAAAACCGTCAGATTTTATTCTTTCCCAAGGCTACCTCATAGGAGGTGGCCTTTTTATGAATATGGAAGAACAACGCAAGGTCAAATTGCTAAGAGATGAAGGCCTTAGCTATACGCAGATTGCAAACCGAATGGATATTTCCGTTAATACGATTAAAAGCTACTGCAAACGTAACAGCCTGGGCGTAATCCAGTCTACGAAAACACAGACGGCATTATGTGAATCTTGTTCAAAACCAATCAAACAAAACAAAGGAAGAAAAGTTAAACGTTTCTGCTCTGATGTGTGTAGAAACAATTGGTGGAACAAGCATACACAGTTGGTAAAAAGACAGGCAAACTATGAGTGCACTTGTCTTAACTGCAAAAATTCTTTTATCTCTTACGGTAATAAAACCAGAAAATACTGCTGCCACGCCTGCTATATAGAACATCGTTTTGGAGGTGAGCATCATGCAAATCAGTAAGGATGTTCACGGGCTAACGGATGTTAAAGCCAGAGCTTGGACAAAAGAGAGTATGCAGGCGGATTTTCGTTTTGAAATAGCCGAAAAACTTACCGTTTCACTCTTTAAAAAAGGGCTTATCAGCGAGCAAGAAAAAGAAAAAATAAGCCGTCTTAACAGGGAAAAATTTCAACCGTTTTACAAGGAATTATTGGGCTAAAAGCTTGATAAACACTGCTTTTAGAGTGATGTATATGACTGTAAGAAAGTGAGGTGAGATGATGAAAATGATAACAAAACTGGAAGCCAAACAGCCGGATAATTCTCTTAGAAAAATACGGGTTGCCGCATATGCGAGAGTTTCTACAGACAGTGACGAACAGCTTCTCAGTCTAGAAGTACAAAAGGAGCATTACGAAAACTATATTAAGTCTAATCCATGCTGGGAGTATGCGGGACTTTACTTTGACGAGGGTATTAGCGGCACGAAAATCGATAAACGTGAAAGTCTTAAACAACTGCTTAAAGACTGTGAAAGTGGTCAGATAGATAGGATTATTACAAAGTCTATTAGTAGGCTTGCAAGAAACACGGTTGACTGTCTTGAAATAGTTAGAAAACTTACCGGTCTTGGTATTTATTTGTATTTTGAGAAAGAAAACATTGATACCGAGCATATGAGTTCAGAGCTCATGCTTTCTATCTTAAGTTCCATTGCGCAAAGCGAATCAAGATCTATCTCGGAAAACAGCATGTGGTCAATTCAAAAAAGGTTCGAAAACGGAAGCTATGTCATTTCTTCCCCATCGTATGGGTATAAAAACGAGAACGGGAAAATGATTATCGTTCCAAAGGAAGCTGAGGTTATAAAAGACATCTTTAGTATGGCACTTTTAGGTAAAGGCGGGCATGTGATAGCTAATGAGCTGACGGCTAAAAAGATTCCTGCGAAAAAAGGAGCTAAATGGTCTTCGACTACCGTGAACGCTATTTTGAACAATAAAACATACACAGGGGATGTGATTTTTCAAAAGACATTTACAGACGATAATTTTAACCGCCATAAAAACCGTGGCGAGAAAAAACAGTATGTTATTGAAAACCATCACGAGGCTATCATCAGTCATGAAACTTTTAATCTTGTTCATGAGCTGAGACAGAAGAGGAAATTAAAACTAAATATTACCGGCGGTAGTAATAAATACCTTGCTAGATATGTGTTTTCAGGGAAACTTTACTGCGGTAATTGCCATAGTCGGTTAAAGAAACACGACCGGCATAAAAAAGATGGAGCCTATGTTGTTTGGTGTTGTACCAAGCATATACATGATACTAAATGCTGCCCTATGAAAGCTGTAAAAGAGGAGTATGTTAAATTAGCTTTTCTTCAAATGCTTAACAAGTTCAAAGCAACATACGCTCAAATATTAACGCCTTTCATAAAAAGCTTAAGAAACGTGAATAATAAAGACGGATTAAACAAGGTTATCGAACTCGAAGAAAAAATAGCTAAGCTGCAAGAACAAGAGCAAGTACTCAGTAAGCTTTTAGCCGGTGGCTACATTGAGATGGATTCCTACTATCTGGAAAGCAATCAGCTTAAAAAGGAAATGGATACTTGTCTTAAGGAAAAACTTCAGCTTTCCAACAGTTTAAACGGTAACTTAACGCACTTAAACGAGACACAAAAACTTCAACGGTTCGTCAGCGTCACAGAAGTATTTAGCGAGTTTAAGGACGAGGATTTTCTGGATTTTGTAGACGATGTCGTAGTTAAAAGCAGAACAGAATTTATTTTTCATTTGAAATGCGGATTGGAATTAGAAGAAGAGGTGAAAGAAACATGGCACACATCCCATATGGTTACCGAATAGTAGACGGTAAAGCGGTTATAGACGAAAAAGAAGCTCTGAAAGTTAGAGAACTTTTCTGTAAATTCTTAGAATTTGGAACGATTTCTGAAACGGCTCGAGCGGTGAACATTGATAAAACACATTCTGTAATTAGTAATATTTTGAAAAATAAAACGTACTTAGGAACATCGCTTTACCCGAGTCTTTTAGATGAAGAAACTTTTTATAAAGTTCAGCAGTTAAGAGCGAACAATTTTAGAAAAAGACCTCGTACAACAGAGCTAAAACCTTTAATTACAACAAATTTCGCGTATGAAATAGGTGTTATAGAAAAGAAATACGATGATCCTTATCGGCAAGCAGCATACGCGTACAGTCAAATCAAGGGAGGTGTGAAATGAGTGCCAACGTTACAATTATTCCACCAAGAAAAATAGCGGGGAATACGGTAGATAAGCATAAAGATAAGCCGAAGTTAAGAGTAGTAGCGTATTGTCGTGTCAGTACTGACAGTGAAGAACAGGCAACAAGTTATGACACGCAAGTTCAGCATTATACGGATTATATTTCAAGAAATCCTCTCTGGGAGTTTGCTGGCATTTACGCTGATGACGGTATTTCAGGAACTAGCACGAAAAAACGTGTCGGTTTCAACGACATGATCCACGATTGCATGAGTGGCAAAGTAGACATGGTTATCACTAAGTCGATTAGCCGTTTTGCGAGAAACACTATCGACTGTTTAAAGTTTGTTAGGCAGTTGAAAGACAAAAACATTCCGATCATTTTTGAAAAAGAAAACATCAACACTATGGAAGCAAGCGGAGAACTATTGCTTACTATCATGGCTTCTTTAGCTCAACAGGAATCCGCGTCGCTTTCTCAGAATGTGAAGCTTGGACTTAAGTTTCGCTACCAGGAAGGCAAAGTGCAAATCAACCATAACTGGTTTTTAGGATACACAAAAGACGATGAAGGGAATCTTGTAATTCTTGAACAGGAAGCAAAAGTCGTAAGAAGAATCTATAGAGAATATTTAGAAGGATTAAGCCTTAGAGATATAGCGGAGGGTCTTGAAAAAGACGGTGTTAAAAACGGTGCCGGGCATTTAAAATGGCACTTGTCTAATATTAAAACCATTTTGCAAAACGAAAAATATATTGGTGATGCTCTTTTACAAAAAACCATCACGACAGATTTTATTAATCATGTTCGTATAAAAAATGATGGGACAGAACCACAGTATTATGTAAAAGATAGCCACGCGTCTATTATTCCAAGAGATATTTTCTTTAAAGTTCAAGAAGAAATGGTAAGACGAGCCAACATGTTTAGTGGTGAGGAGAATAAAAAAAGGAGAGTTTATTCCAGTAAGTACGCTTTATCCAGTTTATGTGTTTGTTCTAAATGCGGGGATGTTTACAGAAGAATTGCTTGGAACAATCGAGGAGTGCGTTCTGTTGTTTGGCGTTGTTGTACCAGATGGGAAAATGGTCCTAGTGCTTGTGATGCTCCGACAGTAAAAGAGGAAGAACTGCAGTCTGCTATAGTGAAAGCCATAAACAAGGTGTTTAGTATACCGGATGAAGTATTGGATACGTTGAATAACAATATTAGAGAAATTATCGCGGGCAACAACTTAAGCGAGATTGAAACGGTTGATAAAAGAATTGCAGATAAACAAGCGACACTACTAACCTTGCTCAAAGCTAAAAAAGACTACACGAAAATAGCTGATGAGATTGATGAGCTTAAAGGTAAGAAACAGCAGCTTCTTATAGAAAAAGCAGGTCAAGAAGATGCTAAAAGACGAATCAGAGAAATGGAAGATTTTCTGAAAAGTGAACGTCACGATATTAGTGAGTATGACGAGAAGCTGGTAAGAAAGTACATCAAGAAAATAAAAGTTTACGAGGACAGGTTCAGCGTAACTTTTAAATCAGAGATTAGTGTGGATATTGAAAGGGCATCGTAAAAGCCAAAAGATTGTGAGCGTTTGAAATGTTACAAAAGTCAACCTAGGGGGGAATCATCTCTAGGCTGTTTTTTGTTTTTATGCTCAAAAACCAAGCTATTAAGCCAATCTTAAACCTTTTAACGATAGCTTTTCCTATCGTTAAAAAGTGCACCCACTATCAATAGTGTTCACTCAAAAAAGTGTAGATATACTACCTGTTCTCTCAATCCACGTCGAGAGTGTTGTGTTGATGTCTAGGGCTGATTAGGTTGATTTATAAATGCGGCATAATATAATTGCCTTAACAGAACCTCTCCACACTTAATGTAGTTCTTCTACATGCGGGCCACGGAGAGGGCTTTTTGTATGAAAGAGTATATTCAAATAGGAAGGCCTATGCGATAAATTCAGGTATTTTAGGAGAAAAGGAATATATGGATATTTGGGATACAATGTATGAAAAGGTGAAGACACAATTTCATCCGGAGGAAGTTTCTCCATTCGTTTACGCACATCATGTTGTATGTGCAATAGAAGCTGAAAACGGAGAAATTTTCACGGGTTTCTGCATTGAGAGCTGCAGTGGGGTTCTTAATTTGTGCGCAGAACGCGTGGCCGCTCTTAATATGTATGTGAATAGCGGACAGACGAAGGTAAAGCGCTTCATCGCATTCCGCGACAAGGCACCTTATGGCGCGGGAAGCGGTATGCCTTGCGGAGCGTGTAGAGAGTTCTTTTATCAATTGAATGAAGAAAATGAAAAAATGGAGATTATGGAGGACTTTGAACAGCGGAAGACTGTCACATTGAAGGAGCTCATGCCAAATTGGTGGGGCAAAGATAGATATGCTGAAGCGAAAGCAAAATGA